GAGGTTTGCTCAATCCTGAGCAATCCGCAAGATTCCTCGATTACATGTTCGATGCAACAGTAATCGGTAAAGTAGCACGTACAGTTCGAATGAGAGCTGACACTACAGAGATTGATCGTATTGGCGTTGGCACAAAGCTTATGAAGCTTGCAGCTGAAGCAGAGAACACTGGCGAAAATGCAGCCGTACAGTTCTCAAAGATTTCTCTCACAACAAAGAAGCTTCGCCTAGATTGGGAGCTTTCAACTGAGTCTCTAGAAGACAACATTGAAGGTGCAGATCTAGAAGATCACATTGCAAGACTTATGGCAACACAGGCTGGTAACGACCTTGAGGACGTAGTCCTTAACGGTAACACAGCTCTAACATCAGATGCACTATACAAGTCATTTGACGGTGTTGTTAAGATTGCAAAGGCAAACGGCCATGTAGTAGCTGGAGCAGGCGCAAACGTGTCTCGTGAAATCTTCAACAAGGCTCTTAAGGCTATGCCACGTAAGTACAAGCAACGTCGTCCAGACCTACGCTTCCTTGCAGGCTCAAACCTAATTCAAGACTACTTGTACTCAACTTCACAGTTGGGTCAATACGGTTCTGCTAACCCACAAGATATTGCTTCAAGCATTATCCGTGGAAATGAAGGCGGACTTGGTGGACCTGCAGGATATGTGGCACCATTCGCATTCGGTATTCCGATTGTTGAAGTTCCACTTCTTTCAGAGACACAAACTGGTACATATGCAACACCAACAGGCTCACATGGAGATGTCCACTTGACATTCCCAAATAACGTAGTTATTGGTATCAAGCGTGATGTAACTGTTTACCGATTCTTCTGGCCAAAGAAGGACTCAATCGAATATACAATGTATACTCGCGTTGGTACCCAAATTGAGCAGGCAGACGCATGGGTAGTCGTAAAAGACGTTAAGGTTGCTTCTTAATTTAAGAAATAACTTGCTGGAAAGGCCCCCAATTAATTTTGGGGGCTTTTCATTTTAATTTTCTAGTGCTATAATTTATATACATACCAAAGGAGTATATATGTCATTTGACACACTTAAGGTCAAGGATCTAAAGACATTAGCAGCAAACTTTGCAGTTGATGTCGATGGACTAAAAAATAAAGCAGATGTAATTGCGGCACTTGCAGAAGAGGGAGTTACTTGGTCAGTTTACCAAGGAACACTCAAGAATATTGAAAGCGCAAAAGAAGATGCAGACGAGATTCTTCCTAGACTGGATCCAAATCAAAAAATTGATGAAGATATGATTCTAGTAAAGATGGACAGACCAAATGCTAGATATGATGCCCTAGGCTTTACATTTACAAGAGATCATCCATTTGTAGCAATGAAGCCCGATGTGGCTCAAGAAATTTTTGATAAGGAGGAAGGGTTTAGATTAGCTACCCCTAGAGAAGTACAGGAGTACTACAACTAAGCCTAACAAATGGCAGAGATATATGTAAACACAAGCACACCTGCAACAACAAAGATTTATGTAAAGGGTGAGGCTGTAACACCTAGCTCTCCAGTAACTGTCAAAGTTTATGACATAACTGGAGACCCAGTCATATCTCCACCAATTAATCCAACATCAATACTTGCAACCATTACAGCTGAGCAAAGCGAGGTTGATATAGGATCCTATAGCGTTTATCTACCACTATCGTACACAGCAAGAACAAGAAAGTTTAAGCTGGTATGGGAATGGCAGTATGAAGGCTCTTCCTATTCTAATACAACGATGCTTGATATTGTAACCCCGTATGTAGATATACAGGAGGCTGCACAAGAAATGGGATTGGGTTCAGATTCTAATGATCCAAATCACAAGACATATCAAGAACTTAAGCTTGCTGAAAGATATGCAAGAAATATAATTGATGGATATACTGGTCAAAAGTTTTTCCTACACGATGATTATTTTTCTTCAGTAGGAAATGATTCTGACACTATGCCTCTTACCAAAAAAGTAAATAGACTGCACACCCTTCACGCAAATGATCAGCTTCTTATTGATAATTTAAATGAAGTTAATAACCTTGGCTTGACCGTAGATATTACTACAAGCGGTTTTGGGCTAAAGGTAAATATAGCATCTATTTTAGATAATGATGTTTATATAGCTAACGGAATGATCCCTCCATCAATTCACGACTCTTCTCCAGATATATTTAGAAGGTCTAAGAATTATAAAGTCTACGCTAGATTTGGTTGGGAATATGTTCCAAACGAGGTTCGTGACGCAGCTGTAGAAATAATGAAGATGTACTTTGCAAAAGATCGTGTCTGGAAAGACAGATATGTTAAAAAGGTCTCCACGACAGACTGGGACTTTGAATATTCTTCAGAAGCATTTAGTGGAACTGGCTCTTCATACGCAGACAAACTACTTGCAGACTATGTAATAACACAAATGGTGTAATGTTTGACTTAGTAGACGGCCTCATGACCATGAAGATGGACGTATATCGACAAACTGAGCAGCAGGATAAAGATACTGGCGCAATGATAAGGGAGTTTTCTTTTATAAAAACAATTGATTGCTATGCTAGAGGAGTAATTACTGAAAGCAGAAACAGGTCTAATGATAGCCAGAAGTTTTCAAATAAATATTCAAATAACCAATACATCGAGGCTAGAACATCCGACAGGCTAACTGCAAGAGATAAGGTTAAGAATATCCGAGATGTAAATGGAAAGCCTATCTGGTACGAGCTAAACTATCCAAGCGATACAGATACAGTTTTTGATGTTGTAGGAACTACACCAATATCAGACCCATTTGGAAATGTTGTAGGATATAACTCTTCATTACAAAGAGCGGAGAATCAGCAAATTGGCATCTGAAGTTTTAGCAATTAAAGCAGCAAGCGGATTAGTTAACCTTATGGCTAATAAGCCAGTAAGTGGTGCAATAAAAGATAGCACAGTTGCACAGATATCTGCTGCATTGTTTTATAAAACAAATGTCATGGCCAAGCTTGCAGAGAATCCTCAATTTCAATCTGCATTTAGAAATGTAATCTTTGATCAACTTCAGGTTGATTTTGGAGACTATGTGGACGCTAAGGCAAGAACAGCCCCTAAATCTTTTCACCATGTTTATGAATGGGGTAGAATAGGCGATGATCAGGCCAGACTATTCAAGTTGAAGCAGCTACCAGCCGATGGCCTTTCGCTAAAAGTTAATTATGAATTAACAGACTCTAAATCATTTGTGCCTTCTGAAAACTCTAACAATAAGCATGTGTTTGTTAAGAAAGCTTCAGTTATGGAAGAGGGAAAAACCGTAGTTATTTCTCCAAGATTTTCTGAAAGGCTTGTATTTGATGTTGATGGATACACAATATTTATGCCAAAGGGAGAATCTGTTACTGTGAAAAAACCAGGAGGAGCGGCAACTAAAAATGCATTCTTTGCACAATATAGATACTTCTTTACTGGACAGCTTGTTAACATGTCTATAAAAAAATCGGGATTCCAAAGACTATTTAATTCATCATTGTCTAGAGCATTAGGTGTACCAGCACAAGTTAAATCAGTTAAGTATAGCTTCTCTCCAAATCAATTGGCAAATGAAGCAGAAATTGCAACATCAGCAGCATTTGCGAGGTTAGTAAATGGCTAATTATAAACTAGATGCGATGTTTGAAATAAGAAAGTTTTTGTGGAATAGACTCACATGGCTTGGCATATTTGATGAAGAAAACTATTATTCAGATAATCTAAATGAGACTCTTGTGCCAATTGTCCCAGTCCAGCAACAGCCAGAGATGAATCAGTTCCTTAGCGGAAAGAAGCATATAGTCTATGACAAGGTTGGAATGTCATATGAGAACAACTGGATGATATGCTGCGAACAAATACTTCTTACCCTATATTCACCAGACCTTCTTGATATTGTTGAGATAAGAAACTTCCTTACTGATGAATTTAGAAGAATGGATGAGTCTGCCAAGGATGTAAATAAATGGGCGGGGCTATCAGATAAATTCAAGTTCCATAGCATCCATATAGCAGACATATCATCTACAGCCCCATCAGAAGAGATACAAGGCTTCTATGCAGCAGATGTAATATTAGAGGTAAAATACTCAAGAATAACTAATGGCCAAGGAAGATTTGCTTAATTTGCCTTTTATACCTTAGTAGAGTAAAATTAGAACAGAGGAAAGGGCCTAGCCAGCCACATATATATATATTAATTTCATGAAATGAAGGAGAAATAACAATGGCACAAAACATTGGAAATGCAAAAAACATTCTTGTTGGTGCATCACCGCTATTCTTGTCTGTAGACGATTCTACAGTTTCAGGATACGATGACAGCATGGAGGCAGGACAAGCAAACGCAGGAACAGCAGCAGTTGGTGCAGTAAAGCCATCCACTCTAGTACCAGCATTTGCATCAGGAGTTTCTTACACAGATACTCTAAACGGAGCAACACCAAATAAAGCAGGTGGCGTTACAGCAGCAGCCTACCGCAACGTAGGTTTTACAAACAACGGTCTTCAGATCAGCTACCAGCCAACATTCGATTCAGTAACTGTTGATCAGTTGCTCGATACAGCTAAGCTATTTAAGTCTGCGATGATGGTTCAAATTTCAACAGAAATGGCAGAAGGCACACTAGAAAATATCCTAGCGGTATTTGGCCAGAAGCAAAACACATTGACAGAGAAAAAGGGTGGAACACCAGAAGCAGTTCTAACAGGACTAGCAGCAGAAGACCACCTTGGACTAGAAGCAGGTGCACTTGGTGCAGCTCCAACAGAGCGTCAGCTAATTGCAGTTGGTCAGGCTCCAACATCAGAAGCAACAGCAACAGAGCGTGTATACTATGCACGTCGTGTTCTATCTGTTGAGCAGTCACAGTTCTCTTTGGCTCGCACAGCAGCAACAACATTCCCAGTAACATTCCGTTTGCTACCATCAGGTAACTCAGACCACATTGGTTCAGAGTACGGTAAGATTATTGACCGAGTTCTAGCAGTTTAATTATATTAATAATTAATATCAAAGCCCCCAAGAAATTGGGGGCTTTGCTGTTGTACCCGTATAATGGTTATGCTATAATAATTTAGACGATCCTTAAGGAGGATAAATTGGCAAGTACAGTATATGATGTAGAAGAGATTGAACTACAAAGCGGAGCTAAAGTAAAGCTCAAGCCATTATCAATCAAGCAGCTACGAAAGTTTATGGAAGTAATTAAGAAAGTACAAGACGCAGAAGACGAGACTGCAACACTTGGCATTTTGGTTGAAGCATGTGGAGTAGCATTAGAAACTCAACTGCCAGATCTAGTTGCCGATCTTGACAAGCTCGAAGATGCATTGGATGTTCCAACAATTAACAGAATCCTTGAAGTTTGCGGAGGAATTAAGATGGACGACCCAAACCTAATAGCGGCAGCGGTACTGGCTGGTCAGAACTAGATTTAGCCGCTTTAGAGGGCCAAGTTTTTCTTTTAGGACATTGGAAGAATTACGAGGAGTTAGAAGAGAATTTATCAATGCCAGAATTGATTCAGACAATAACTGCAATCAATCAAAAAGAACATAACCAGAGAAAGTTTGCAGCATCACTAAAAGGAATCCAATTAGATGATGATGCAGAAGAAGAAAAAGAAAAAGGTTCTACCTTTGAGGATATCCAAAGAAGAGCCCTTGGAATTAAAGCATCAGCAGATGATGTTGTTGGTTTACAAGGACCCTTCGCAGCACAAGCTGGATTTGGAATTGGCGCAGGGTTAGGATACTCTAGGAGTAATTAGTGGCTGACGAACAAATTGTAACCAGTATAGTCGCCAAAGCCGACTTATCTAGCCTTGTGTCTGAAGTACACAGGGCTAGTTCTAGTCTCCAACAATTACAAAGAGAGTTGCTTGCATCTAACAAGGCAATCTCTGCTTCAACAAAATTAGCAAACAACTTATTTAGAGATACTTTAACTAGTAGCGGACAGTTCTCTAGTCACTTCGTAAACCTTAATTCAGATGTAGATAAGTTTGGTAAAAACTTAGATGCTGGTAGATTAAAGCTAAAAAACTATTTCCAGACATTTAGAGAACACGCTACAACGCAAAAGGGAATGATCAGAGAGCTTGCCAAAGAACAGGTAATGCTTCAGAATTCAGTGCTGCAGCCATTAGGCAGAAATGCTCAAGGCTTAATGCAGTACAACGTTATGATCCCAAGAGGATTAGATGCTGTAAAGAATAGTGCACAGCTGGCTCGTATGGAGCTGCAGATAATGAATCGTGCACTATCTGAAGGAGCTGGATCTTTAATTAACTGGGGTAAAAATACTCAGTGGGCAGGTCGTCAGCTTACAGTTGGACTTACAGTTCCTCTAACGATGTTTGGTTCTGCCGCAGGAAAAGCATTTAGAGAAGCAGATCAAGAGCTAGTAAGACTTACAAAGGTTTATGGTGGATTAGCTGCAACATCTGCAGCAGATTTAAAAGCAATTAGAGAAGAAGTAGTACAAACAGCAAAAACTTTATCTCAAACAATGGGTGCATCTTTTAAAGACACTATTGCTTTAGGTGCTGATATTGCAGCAACTGGAAAAATGGGCAACGATCTATTAGGCTCAATAGAAGAGACAACAAGACTGTCCATCCTGGGTGAAGTAGATAGACAAGATGCGATGAAGGCTACACTTTCGATTCAAACCGCATTTAAGCAGAACACAGAACAACTTACAGAATCAATTAACTTTCTTAACGCAGTTGAAAACCAGACGTCTACAACTCTTAACGATTTAGTAGAAGCTATTCCAAAAGCTGGTCCAGTTATACAGCAACTAGGCGGAAGCATTGAAGATTTAGCTTTATACATGACAGCAATGAGAGAAGGCGGTATCAATGCATCTGAAGGAGCAAACGCATTAAAGTCAGGACTTGCTTCATTAATTAACCCAACAAAGCAAACAGTTGGAATGATGTCAGATTTTGGCATAGATGTAATGGGAATGGTTGCAAAAAATACTGGAAACACAACTGGTCTATTAATAGATTTGCAGGGAGCGCTAGATAAGCTAGATCCACTAAGCAAGGCAAGAGCACTAGAGCAAATGTTTGGTAAGTTCCAGTTTGCAAGAATGAGCGCATTGCTTAACAACCTTGGAAAAGAAGGAAGCCAGACCCTTCAAGTTATGGATCTTATGAAAGCAAGTACTTCAGATTTGGCGGGAATAGCAGAGCGAGAATTAGGAATGATTACAGAGTCTGCATCTGGTAAATATAGAAAAGCAATTGAGACTCTCAAAGCCACTCTGGCGGAAGTTGGAGAAGAGTTTTTAGGTGTTGCTACTAAAATTATAAATGCTGCATCAAAAATATTAGACTTTTTTACTAACCTTCCTAGCCCAATTAAAAAAGCTCTTACATTTATGGCAGGATTTACAGCATTAGTAGGTCCACTTATTATGTTAACTGGTGTGCTTGCAAACTTCTTCGGATATATAACAAAAGGAATAGTCCAACTTAGATCTTTCTTTATGAGAGCAAATGGTTGGAAAATGCTTACGCCAGAAATTATTGCTGCTCAAAAAGCAGCAGAGATGGTTGAAAACGCATTCTATTCAGATGCAGCAGCAGCTCAAGTTCTACACAATGCCTTACAGAAGCTTGTTTTAGATTATCAAAATCTTCAGGCTGCATCAATGAAGAATGCAGTCCCAGTAAATCCAGGAGTTACCACGGTTGCTGGAAATACAATTGTTGCAGCGGGAAGAAGAGTTGTAGATCCTAACGATCCATATGTTGGCGATCCTAATACTAGAGCGATGTCTCACATTAGACCGAGAGATCCCAATGCTCCAGCAACTTTATTTGGCGGAGTCCCAGGAGCTATACCAGTAAATAGAGGAATATCAAGAACTCCTCAAATTTATATGAACGATAGGCTTCCAAACATTGAAGGATTAACAAGTGTAAAAGGAATATCTACAGGAATTGTTGCCCCAGAAGCAGCTAAATTCCATGCGCTTATGGCAACTCTTGGTATGCAAACAGAGCAGGAAGTTGCAATGCTAAAGAAAACAATTGCAATGGGTGGAACTGTAAGTAGAGAGCTACTTGATACATTTGATGACATTCTACCTATAACACAAAGATTTGCAAATAGCGCAGCAGAACAATCGGCCCTAATAGTTCAACAAATGAGAAATGCAGAAATAACTGTTGATCAAGCAAAGGCAAGGATACTGGCACTCAATGCACAAATAGAAGCAGATATGGGCGCAGCTGTAAGCATGTATGCAGCTGGTAAAGGAAGATCAATAGATTTAACAAAAGCTCCTATGATGAATCAGCCAGTTGTTGATGCTAACGGACAATTTACATTAAGAGATTTATACAAAAAAGAATCTAACAGAACAGTAATGGAAGAGTTTGGAAGAGTGCGTGGAGTTAGAACATTTGGCGCACCGTATAGCATTCAAACAACAAGACTGCCTAAGTTTAATGAAGGTGGAGGAGTCGAAGATTTTGGTCCAGGGAAGACCATGGTTTCTGGACCGTCTTCAATTAATTATGACGACAGGCTGGGTAGCGTTCCAATCGGAGGCTATGTACTAAATCAATCTGCTTCAATGGACCCAGCAAATGCTCCACTTGTTGAAATGGCTGCAGCTACATATGAAGACGGCGGAAAAATAACAGCAGCACTTACCCCACGGGAAGTAGTCTTTGGCCCTAGGATTCAAAGAATGCCTGAGCTGTATGCAGCAGTAGATGCAGCAAATAACGGATATAGTTTTGGCGGGCAGATCATGAGAGGCACATATGGATATGGAAGAGAAAGCGTATTATCAATATGGGCAAGATTAGTTAACTCTAAGGATTATCCAAAAGTCATTAAAGCAGCAACAATTGCCTCTGATGCTGCAATATTGTCAGCTCTTACTGGAATGGATATTAAAGACGCTACAAAACGCACAACTTCAGATTATGATTCAGCAACAAAGCATGCTAAAAAAGCTGCTAATGCAAATGGAACAACAAAACTGGAAGAGTTTGTAAAAGCAAGAACAGCTCAGTTGATTAAATTAAGCAAAGAGCATCCAGATGCAAACTTGATTTTAGATGCCTATTCAAATAAAAATAAATATGATCAGTCTGCAAAAGCATCTGGACACAAAAAAATTGATACAACGAACTACACAAGAACAATGCTGTCCGTAGTTGATGATCTAGTTGCTCAAGGAATTATAAGCCCAGGACAAGCCAAGAAGGTTCTTGGAATTTTAGGTGATGTTTCAGCTTCACCCGATCCTATTCATAAATCTCATTTTATGACTGCAAAAGAATCTGCTTCAATCTTTAAGCCAGGAGAGCTAGAAAAGCTACTTGTAGCAGATGGAATGTCAAAAGCCGAAGCAGCAAAGTATGCTGGTATTACTGGAGTTAGATCAAACAACTATGTTGGTCAATCTGCAGGATTAATGGGATCTTTTAATACCATGTTTGCTGGAATAGCATCAGGCAAGGGCGGCAACTTTAAAGATGAGATTTCTCCATTTCAAGATGAGGCGAAGCGGAATTTTATAGAAGGAATTAAGAAGATTAAAGCTAAGCTAGGTATAAAAGGCAAAACAACAATGCCTGAAATTATTAAACAGCTTACTACGCTGAAAATGAAATCTGGAGGTGGAATGTATGGCAGAATGATTCCAACACTCGGTGGAAGGTTAGCTTCCATGAACAGTTCTTGGATGAGACCATTAACTGGTCCAGCTGTTGGATTTTTTAACGCAGGAGGTCCAGTTGGTCCTGCTGATCTTTCAACAATAGGTAACTACGAAGATTCTTCAGGAATATTTCAGCGCAACGTTGGGATGGACCCTAAGCTGGGATTTTTAATGGGGGGAATGATTCCAGGTGGATCTATATCTAGAGGCAGATCAAATTATGGAAATATTGCTCCTGCCCTAAGATTGCTTGCACCAGATAAACAATTAAAGATTTTAGCAAAGGCAAGAGAATTAAGCTCAAGAGGATCGCTAGGTAAATTTGCTGATATGCCAGTAACTGAATATGGGCATCAAATTTCTGCAAGCACAGGAATGAGTTATCCCGTACCTGGTGTATCTGGACTGTATAAAGTCGGTAACAAAAAAGTTTTTGTTAAAGGTGTTCCTAATGAATTAACTGCAGTTCATGAGCCAATTGGCACTCAAATTGCAAGAGATCTTTTTGGAGTACATTCTCCAGTACAAACAGCTAGAACAGTTGCAAATCCATTAGATCCAACAAAAAAAACCAAGCTACTTGCTCTAGAATCAGATTACGACCCACGCTTTGCAAACACTAATGTGCCATGGGATGAAGATACAGTCCTTAGACAGCTTGCTAATTCTCTTCTTTTAAACAACAAAGATTTATCTAGAGCAAACGTGTATGGTAATTTTAATCCAGATGTTGGACAAGCTGGAGTATTACCTAAAGCATCTGGTAATACACGTCTTGCATCAGCTGATGAAATGAACTCTATGGAAAAGCAAGCAATGATTAATCTGCTTGCCGTTAAAGGTGGAGCAAGAAAAGATTTTGCACGTGACACTGCCCCAATAATTTCTCAAATGAGCCCAAAAAAATACGGCAAAAAAATGAAAAAGATATTAGAAGATGCCCGTCCAAAATTAGTAAAAATAATAAATGGTTTACCTGTAGATCTTAGACCACCTTATGAAGCAATGCTCAAAAGATTGGATGATGGTATCGAGGTTGATTGGAGTAAATATCATGCCGTACATGCTAATCCAAAATATCTTAATGCTGGAGGACCAGTCGGTGGAGGTCCAGTTAAGAGAAATAGATCTGCTTACGGAAGGCCAGGCAACCCAGCAAAAAGAGCAGCTTGGGAAGCAGAACAACGTGCACAAAGAGAAAGGGATGCAGCGGCAGCAAGATCTAGAGCAGCATCTCATCAGATAAGTGGACAGCAGGCTTTAACAAGCGGCTTAGGTAGAGAAGCAGTAAGAACAGGTACAACAAGTTTCTACAACCCTGGTCAGGTAATTGTTAACAACGCCCTTGACCCATTTAGAAACTCTGCAATGATGAAGGCTAGATACCTTGAAGCTGGATTTAATAACCTTGCAAATTCTGCAACAAAGGGTGCAGTTACATTAAGATATGGATTGATGACATCTGGAACTCATGTAAAGCAAGCTTATCAAGAGTATACAAAAAAACTTGTTAATTCAGGAAGAGCATCACTTGCTACAATGAAAATGAATGCAGCAATAGCGCAAGCCGCTGGAAGCGTTTTTGCATCTGGAGTACGTGCAGAAAATGCTGGAAGACTTGGACAAGCTTATCCTGGACAATATAGTATTAATCCCGCAACTGGACTTCCAATAAACACTGCAACTGGAAAGCAAGTTGGAATGATGAGTGGACCAGCAATTATTGGAAACTGGAAGCAAGCTGGAGATGGTGTCAACAGCAGAAAAGTTGGAACTTTAGGTTTTAGAAAAACAGAGTACATGGTTGGCGATAAAGTAATGACCGCAGCGCAGATGAAGGCTGCTGGAATGGCTGTTCCTCAAAAGCCAATGGGTATGGGCGGCGGAGCGATGGGCGCATCTATGGCTGGATCAATGGCTGGTATGGCAATGATGAGCCAAGAAAAAGTTTTGGGTATGAGTGGACAAGCTGCTGGTATGGGAGTTATGGGAGCCGCATCAATATTGCCTTTCATAGCTGGACCAGCTATAACTAAAGCTAGGGCTGGTCTTTCAGGATTAGGATCTGGCGTCAAGGCAATTACTGCAGGCACAATGAGTTTAACTAAAGCTATGCATAATGTTTTAATGGTTGCAAAAGGATTTGGCCCAGTAGGGTTAGCAATAAGCGCAGTTTTTGCAGGCTTTAAGATTTACAAGAAAGTTCAGGATGATTGGCAAGACGCAAGAATGGGTCTTTCCATGACAGCTAAAGCTGCAGAGCAAGCTGGAGTAAAGTATTTTAACTTGCAAGAAACAATGCAGGGGTACATAGATAAACAAAAGTTAGCAACAGCAGCCGCAAAGGGTTCAGCAAATAGTTCAATTGGAATGCCTGGTCTTCCTCAGTCTATAGAAGAAATGAAAAAGGCAAAAGAAGAAGGTAAGGGATTAAAGGATCTAATTGAATCTATTAATAGATCAACTAGTACGCAAGAAACACAAAGACTGGTATCTAATCAAAAAGCTCAATACATTGCAGCTGGAATGAGTATTGAAGAAGCAAATAAAAAGATATATGGTGCTTTAGCTAATAGCGATAAAGCATCTCAAGCTTATACCATGCTTGCAAATACAGAATTTGGAGCAATAATAGACAAGTCTTCAGCAGCAGAATTTTCTGTTGGAAACCTTGTAAATACTTTAAGTAAGGGCCCAGGAACTGCCGATTGGTATAAGGAAGTCGGGAATGGTTTTGAAGGCCTTATAAACGTTTTCTCTAATGCTACTAAATCTCTAATTGGCACTAAAGACGAGCTTGGAAACGTTATAGACGAGTATAAAGCATATGAAATGGTTATGTCAAAAGCAGAAGCAAATAATCCTGGAATGAATAAGGAGATTGGTTCAGACGTATATAGTAATCTTGAAAAGACCCAACCCCTTCTAGCATCAATAACAAATCAAACAGACAGCATAAAGGGAATTTTAGCAAAATGGAAGTTATTTACTTCTGGAATTAATATAGATTTAAGTAAGATTGATTCTACCTTAGCAATAAAATTAGCTGGGTTTACATCAGCAATTGGAACAGGTATTGCTGAATTAACTAAAGCTGCTGATAACGCGACAACATATGGGAAAACTGGAGCAGCCTTAGCTAAGCTACAAAAAACAATCGCTGCAACTTCAGCTGCTTCACAAAGAGCAAATGCAGCTTCTCAAAGAAGCGCACAGGAAGAATTAAAAGCAATTGCTAAAAAGATTAAGCTTATAGAAGAAGAAAAGAATAAAAAGCTAGAAGCGTTAAGAGCAACTCAAGATGCATCAAACTATGCTTTAGAGCTACAAAAGCTACAAATAGAGTATGCCGATGCGGTTTCTCGTGGAGATATGGCAGGAGCTGCATCAGCAAGAATAAGCATTGATCAGCTTACATCTAATAGACAAAGCGAGCTTGCGGCTAAAGCCATTGAAGATGCTGCAAATAAAGCCAAAGCGCCTTTAGAAAAAGATGCTGAGCGCATACAGGATAGGTCTGATAAAAAAACAATTGCTTTTCAGAATGCCACGGATAATGCCGCATTAGCTGGCGAAATAATGACAACCATTACTGGATTCCAAACAAAGTATAATGATTTAACAACTAGAGCCATTAACGCAAAGCTTCTTCCTGATAAAGAAAGAGCAGCAGAAGAGTTAAAAATTACTGAAGAGCTAGTAGCTCTTATTAAGGAAATTCAAAAGGCTGGTTCTGGAAGTACTACATCTGCAAAAACAGTAAGAGAGGCATTCGGCACGTATTTTGATAAAGACGGAAAGCCAATGTCTCCTGGAACCACAACTTCTGGATCTCCAGTTGGATTTGATAAAAATGGTAAGCCTATATTGTCTAGCACAACAACAGTCAATAAAGGTGTTACAGATGCATTCCAAAGAGATTTAGCTGCTGTAGAAAAGCTAGCAACAGCAATAACTGGAAATGTAACAATTAAGCAACTTCGTGATGACGTTGTAAAAGCACTAGGAGGCTACAAGGCACCCGCACCAAAGGGTACTGTTGAATTTGGAAAGGATACAGTTCAGCAAGGTAGAGGAAAAAATGCAATAGAGGCTGCTAAAAACGCAAGATCTTCTGGATCCTCAAAGATGGTTAGCATTAATGATGTTGTATGGTATAGATTTAGCTGGAATGGGAAAGAGTACATAAGTAATGATTCTGGAACAGAAGTTTATTCATGGGATGACCAGAAAAAAACTAAGGGTGCTAGAGTTAAGTATGCCAACGGAGGATTAGCTAAAAACTTTGCTCCAGGTGGAGGAGTTTATGGTCCAGGAACTGGAACATCAGATTCTATACCAGCAATGTTATCAAATGGTGAATATGTTATTAGGGCTCAATCGGTTCAAGCAATAGGGGTTCCTATGCTAGACAAGATAAACAAATTAGCAGGCGGAGGAATGGTAAGTTATGATGTTCCTAGGATGTCAAGCGGTGGCCGAATAAGATTTAACGAAGGAGGCCTTGCTTCATCTGGAAGCACATTGTATAATATCAATGTAGAGCTTAATGGAACTAATCTTACAGCGGATCAAGTTGCTGCATCAATTCATAAAGAAATGAGAATTAGAGAAATGGCTGCTGGAGTAAATAGAAGGGTTGGTGGATAATGAGTTTTCAAAATTTAAGTAAAGCATCAATTCTGTACATTGAAGCGCTTGACCCATTTGCAATTGATACAGCAAACAATAGTTTTGATTACAAGGGTGCATCCCTGACTGTTCCAGGAAACACTTATCCAGCATCAGTTGCTACTAGAAATAACTTAGCATACAGCTCTGCAAATCAATTAAGATTTAGAAGAGTTTCAGAGCATAATAGACAGCCACTTTCAATTAATATTGATCGAATAGAGCAGTCTTCTCGAATGGCTAATGGAACAACTAGAAAGTATTTTGTTGCAGACAAGCTAAACATATCTGTTTCTTGGGAAATGCTACCATCATTTAGAAATGAAACCGTAGATGGTGCTTGGGGCGCAGAGGATATAAAAAACTTTTATGAAAGCACAGCTGGTCGTGGAGCGTTTAGAATTAAATTAAATCCAACAGTCTTTTCACCAGATCTAATAACTGATTCAGCGGGAGCCCTGTCTGACGACTATACATATACCGTAATGTTTACATCATGCGACTTCACTCTTATTAAAAGAGGATTGCAGCCTTTTTGGAGTGTTAATATAACGCTGGAGCAAGTATGATATCAGTATCAAATACCACTAAAGATTTACTTAAAAAGGGATATTCTATTTCAACTTCTGCGGGGGCGGTGATAGAATATAACCTTAACTCCATGGTTGAGTATATAAAAGCAACAACAAATCCAGAAAATATAGTAAACCCATATTCTAATGCTTTTAAAAAGTTGTTTCCAATAGATACAATATATAAGCCTTTTAGACCATTAGCCCCAGGAATTAAATACCTAGTTAATACAACAGGTAATACTGATACCCCTTTAAATTCTTTTGAAAGACCAAGAGATATAGACTTGGGAACAAAGCCTAGACTATATTACCCTGGCCCAGATATGACATACAAGTATTGGCTTGCTCCTAAGAATACAAACATAGACATATCTTTGGAGTATTTTTCAGATGAAGCAAAGACTGTAGCAAAGATAGTACCAGCAAATAAAATAATTGCAAGATTTGAAACAAACCACGATACCCCAACATCATGGATAATAAGCGGTGTGAAGCAAGATGGAACAACAATATCTGCATCAGGCACATCTCTTAATTCAAGTGGGGAGGCAGTAATACATTACAATGGAACTACATGGTCTACAACAGAACCTACTACATATACATCAACACAGTATTTAAAGAAAATATCTTTAACTGCAGTTAATTCAAATACTGGCAAATTAATAGGTGTTATTGAATTAAGCCCAAGATGGGTTTTGCCAATTGATTCTGATTTAGTATCCTTTTCTGTTAATAAAGAAACAACTGCAGATGATGGATCAATTGTTCCAGTTGGAATAATTACAGCAAATTACCTCAGCGTATCTTTAATGAAGCCACATTCAACTTCTAGATCAATAGTAGAATATAATGTAAAAAACAATATTGATAATACAAAAATATATTTGTTTAAAAATTCTATTGTAAAGCCATATGTAAATATTGGGAATGGATCTAGTACTGAAAAAGTTCCTCAAGGTTTATTCTATGTTAACTCTTGGTCATTGAGTGAGTTTGGAGAGTCTGTAGTTGAGTGTACAGATGCTGCAAAAATATTACAAGACACTTTATGTCCACAATTATTGGTTCAAGATTCACCAGTAACTGCAATAATAAAAAGAGTGCTTGACTCAGTTGGATTTTCTAATTACAGAATCAATGTTAAAAAAACAGATGGCAAGGTGGACGATAACTCTATTCCATCCTTATCTTATTGGTGGTCTGATGGAGATAAGACTGTGTGGGATGTTCTGCAGGAGCTGTGTAGAGATATTCAAATGAACGCATTTGTAGACGAGTATAATGTTTTAAATTTTTATAGTAGAAACTTAATATATGATAAAACAGCTCCAACCACATGGACATTTACTAGCGAAGACATAAGCAACAACGGAGTATTATCTTACGCACCAAACATTGCAAGCCTTTCATCTAGAGAGATATTTTCTGCAAACCAGGTTAGAGTTAGATACTCTACTGCATTTGTGTCCACTAACGATCAATCTTCCTCACCACTTTGGAAATCTAGCGAGTCGTTTTTAGGAGCAGGATCCCTTGCAACAGACATATCAGACAGCACTACAGTTTTTCAGCTAAATCCAAACACCATAAACTCAGCAAGGCCAGATAAAGTTCTAGATGCATTTAGCGGATACGTAATGATTAACGGTGAAATTATTGAGTACGATGGATTGTGGTACCAGTATGTTCCTTCTTCGGGCGGAGGACCTACAAGAGTTTTGATTAAAACCCAGTCAGACATATGGAAATATTCAGCGTTGTCAAAACCAGGATATAAAAACTTTTACCCAACTGGAGAATATAATATTAAAACCAGAGGTGCACTCTCAACATCTAAATCTGATCATAAAAAATCCCTAGACTCATATATAAATAAAGCTGGAGAAAACGATGCCAATAAGTTTAATAAGTATAATATTACTTTAGCAACTCCAGATATAGCAAAGCTAAAGCCTGGCGTAGGAAACCTTACAACTCCAGCAAGCACCACGGGAGAAACAGTTGCTAAAAGCTTTTTATCAATTTCAAGTTTAGATAAAGATAAAAAAACTTTTGATATTGCAGTTAAACAGTTTAATTCAATAGACATTTCAAAACCATATTTGTCATTTGGTACAAGAATGTTTTTTGATAGTCAACTTAATACTCCAGAGCAGGTAGGCGGTATTGGATTTTGTCTAGATTCAACTGGTAAAAACGGATACTATGTTCTTGTGCGTACTACAGCATTCTCTGGTCTTCAAAAAGATATTATGATAGTTAGAGTTAATAACGATAAGCTTACAGTTTTAAAAGACAGCCAGCAGACGTCTACTAAAACATTAGCTGGAATTTATGCTGGAAGCTCTTACAACATAGACGTGCTTGTTAAAAAAGAATCTTTAAAAAATACAATTACTGTTTTCATTAACGGGTTTAAGATAACAGCAACAGATTCTGGTAGTGATTCGGTTAATTTAACTATACCTCCTATGTCTCTTACAAAAAATGTAGGATTGCACTGCGGACAAGGAGTTGCGTATTTTGAGTACTTGTATGCTAAATCAATAGATGAGGCGGCGTACAAAACATTAAGCCTAAACAAGTCATTTGAGTATAATGGTGTATATTCTGATGACACAATATCAATGCTTTATGGAGATTTAATTTATAATGATGGAGAAACATCTCCAGACCAGAGTGGATCTCTTTTTGAATTTGGAACAACTGCAAGAGAAATTAGAAAAGTAAAAGTCTCTTATGACGACAGGCCAGCAGTCCCTATTCAATTTAGGACATCAATGAATAAGTATGCCACTGTGCTAGACCAAAGACTACAGCCATTTACTGCAGAAACTTATATATTGAATAATACATCTACTACGGTAGTTCTAGATGATAGCAATTATACTAGCTTTTATGTGTTAGGAAATTCTATCAGAAGATCAGGTGTAATTGATTACGATACAGATCAGTCTACTGATTCAGAAAATAAAGAGTCTGTTATATTTGATTCATCTTGGATACAGTCAGAAGAAGATGCAAAATCACTTGCAGAATGGATAAAGTCTAATTCTTTGAGTAAGGGCAGATTTGTAGAAATGACAATATTTGGAAATCCGATTATATCGGCAGGAGATATAGTGTCAATAAATTATCCGATTTTAGGCATGACAGAGAGTAGCGAAAAATACATAGTTACAAGGTGCTCTTTAAATTATCAGGAAGGGATAAGTACCTCAATTTCGTGTAGAGCTATCTAATAACGTAATGGTATAATAAATAAATGGGAATTGAATCAGGAAAAATTGCGGTCATATTTGATGATGACCCGCGTTTAGCCGCAGTATGGAAAGGTAAGTCTGGAGAGACTAAATCCGCTACACAATCGTTTCCATTTACAGCAACTACTTCTGGTGGTAATAACGACGACGGAGATGATGATCCAAAGAGCGGGAAAAGGCCTCAGCTTTCAGATATAGTTTTAAAAGGATTTGAACTGTATGAGGATGCATCTGGAATGCAAAGAGCAAGAGCAAAGTTTAGAATTTATAATTCAAGCGAAGAGCAGATAGATGGATTCCTGTATGCAATAACAATTTCAGATACCCAAGGAGGAAGATCATGATAACTAAATTTGGTAAGAGATTCCTTGCAAATTTTGTAGCAGGAAATTCTTCATTTGCTTCAAAAGAAATGGCTATCGGAATTGCAACAGGAACTGAGTATGCTTTGTCAGATAGCAACTCAAGATTAGGGTTTGAGTTTTATCGTGTTCCAATTAGGGTGGGCGGAATAGATATAGACTCCTCCGTATCACCAGTAAAGTATACAGTTATATATTCAGCTACACTTCCTACAAACATTGCAGGAAAAATAAATGAAATTGGAATCTACTCTGGTCAATCTTATTCAAGGAATTTATATGAAAGCAAATTCATATCTAATTTTGAATTGCCATATCAATGGAGTCCAGAACCATCATTAGATCAAACAAATTATAGAGTTGGAGACAGCTCATTAATATTTACATCAAATGCGACGGCTCCAAGAGAGTACACACACGTACTTGATAGTATGGATATATCTGGATACAACCCATCAGATACATTATCATTTTCATACAAAGCAAATGATGCAAACCTATCCTCATTAAAGGTAAGGCTATATAGCTCAGATAACGATTATTTGGAGTTTACATTTACTGGACACTCAGTTGGATATAATATAAAGAATTTAAACATGTCTACTGGGGTATCAACAGGAACATTTAATCCACAAAGTGTTGTTAAGTTAGGAATTATTGTTACTCCAACAACTGCTCAAACATCTGTATCTATGGATGGTCTTAGAATAAATGACGAGGACACCTTTGATCCAGAATACGGTTTAATAGCTAGGTCTTTACTAGACTCAACAATGATTAAAGTAATAGGACGAGAAGCAGCAATAGAATTTAAACTAGACCTATCGTTTGGCGAGTAACATGTCTGAACAGTATCCAGATCTAGGTATCACACAAAAACAAGATGGTGATTACTGGGATGTTGTAATTCCAGACTTAGACTGTAATACTGATTACGCACTTCAGGTTGCTTGGGTATACAGCGATAAATCATTGGGCTCTAGCGAATTCTCAGATAGATTTAATTTCAGAACCCCAGGACCGTCTAGAGTTTGCCCAGCAAATGTATCTGCAACATGGGATGCTAAAGCTGGACTAAATGTTACATGGCAAAAAAATGATAACCGTGTAAAAAATTATGTAATTACTCTTGTGGCTGGTGGGTACAGAAGGTCGCACCTTATTTCAGCAACTGGATCCTCTTTAAACTACTCATGGATATTGACAAGAGAAAATAACATATTCCAATTCGGAGGAGTATTTAGAAAATCCTTTACATCTTTTTCTATCCAAAGCGTTTATGGAGATGGAAGCTCAGATGAATGTCCAGTAACCGTTGCAGAATATGTAGACCCAGTATGTTCTCATACAACACTAGCAGCCTCATGGAATGTTGTTAGCCAAAGCAACGGCATACTTGTTTCTTGGCAAGATAGTGCAACAGGATACGGAACGTATAGAGAAACTAGGGTATACGTTTCAGAAACACCTAGCCCTTATAATTGGGAGCTTCGATATACTGGAATTGGTCCAGCTTCAATAACACTAGATACCCTAGCAACAGTTTATGTTAAACTAAATCATCTTTCTTATTCAGACTGTGAGTCTTTGAACTCAGATATAAAAGAAGGAAAAGCATACGACCCAATAGTATTTGACGATTTACCACCAGAAAATAACTTTGATTTAGGATCTACTACCGTTGAAGAAGATTCAAATGGTCTATTTAATTTTGATAAAAAAATTCTTTTTACATGGACACAAAACACAGATACTTCAACTTCTGGATACAGAATAAGATACAAGACTGCTTCTGATACTAATTATACATATATGTCTGTTCCAGGAAGAGGAACTATATCTACATATCTGTATGGATTAAAAGCGGGACAAGCTTATCAGATAGCTGTAACAACATACGATGTTTATGGAAATGATAACTCTCAGTATAAGCAGTATCCAGATATAGTTATCCCAGCAAACACATCATTAAAAACAGATGTAGCAATTTCTGCAGGAGATATGAAGCTTGGATATGGAATTGGTGGAAGCAACTCAAATAAAGGTTTATACATTGCCCCAGAAAATTATTGGTATGTAACTGGAAATACCAGCGTTTCATCTTCTGCAAGATTTAAAGTTGGAGGAACAAACGACTGGTTGCTTTGGAACGGAACTAATTTAGAAATAACTGGAAAAATAAATGCTAATGCTGGAGCATTTACTGGTTCTGTAGACATAGGAACATCATCTGTAGATGGACAACTTAGAGTAACAACATCATCTGGAAAATTTGAAATAGGAAAGCTAACAAATATTTCTGGAGAAAAGATTGGTATTGGAATCCAAGGAACAAACTCCTCTGGTAAGCTTTTCCAGCTAGACACTGAATCTGGAATTATTGCTAACAAAGGAACAATTGCTGGTTGGACAATTGACGATACATCAATTAACAAGGCTGGCAACGTAGGGTTCTTTGCCACAACAACTCCCTCAGATGTTGCAATTTGGGCTGGAGGATCTAGAACAGTAAGTCCTAATTTTTCAGTTACATACGCAGGAAAAATGATAGCTAAAGATGCCGTTCTTAAAGGAATGGTACAGGCTGGAGAAGGCGGATTTGGAATACTTATAGCAGATGCAACTACAGCAACTGGTTATAGAGTTTCTAATGGGTGGACAATTGATTCTGCAAAAATAGTATCTACAAATGCAAGTTCTCAAGTAACGCTTGATGGATTGCAAGGCTCAATAATAGGCGGAAATATTGTTGGATCAAATCATTATTTTATGAGCCCATCTGCATGGACGACAGCTTATCCTGGAGAGGGAAGCGGTAACCCAGGGAATGTTGATTACATATCATCATCTGGTAATTTCAGACTTGCTAATGGAAAGCTAACATATGATGGAGATGAATTTAAAGTTCAAACAGATTTAGTTGCGTCTAACGTATTTTTAGGAGCAACATCAAGTCTGGGAGATACAGCCAATTATTTACTAGGAAAGTCAACTACAATTGGTGGTGTAACAAAAGCTGCAGGAAGCTTTAGTTTAGGAAATGGTGCAATTAATTACACCTCTGGATCAAGTGTCTTAAATGTAGATGCAACTAGGATTGATTTTAATATTAGAAGTAATAATGATGGAACACTTGGAGATGAAACAGTTGTTCAAGACGTAGATACTGGGGAGCTTACTTTAGGAAGAGCATTTTTTTACGGAGGAAATAACTACCCAGGAAGCACTACTGATAGAGTAACGCATGCGGATGGAGATCAGGGCAGCGGAGCCTTTAAAAAAGGCGACATATGGTTAAGCAGGAAAGCATAAATGAGCTGGTGGAGAAAAGCAAACCTAAACGATGCTGGTAATATTGATGGCTGGATAAAAATAAGAAGCATTTGGAGAAAAACTAATTTAGGTGATGCAGGATCAACAGACGGTTGGTTAAGAATAAGAAGCGCTTGGAGATTTCAAGGATTAAATGCGTTAGGCGCTGGAATTTGGTATAAAATTTTTGGAGGGGAGTCTCCTTATCCAAAAGAAAACCCAAAGCTAATATTTGTTTCTCCAGATTCAAGCACTTCTGAAATACAATGCACTCAGCAAGATAAGATGTATGTTACAAGAGGGAAATGGTACGAAGACCCATTATCATTTTTAATTAAAATACAAAGGTCTATAATCTCAAATTGGGATGCTCCAACAACATTAGTTAGCCAGGAGCTAGAGTACACAACATATCTAGATTCAGACTATTTAGATGAAGTTCCTAAGTTGCCTGCAGATAGACCAACAATAACATTAGACGACGTCAAAGCTAAAAGAGGATTTAGGGCACAGGTTCAAGCTGGGCAGGATGCCAATCCAACAGAATCAGACTACGCACTTGCAACTTCATGGTACCCAAGCCCAACAGGAATATTCCCAAGACTAACATTTGGATTTACTACATATAGCACAGGAGATCAAATTGTTGAAGATGAAACAATCAGTATGCCTGAATTTAAAATATTTGGTTTTAAGTGGCAGTATCTTACTTCTTCTGCAGCATCATATCCAAACGGTCAGTACTTTCCATCATCTCGAACAGATGAGTTTATTGGGAAACAAATAATTGAGTTAACTGATTTTTATGGGGTTAGGATAGGTGCATTGCAAGAAGTTGATGTTTTGCCAATTCATCAATATTCTGGAAGTATAACATACACTCAAGCAATGATAGATTCTGGCGATGATTATATTATAAATGTTTATTCGGTTGCAAAAGATTATTACTATAATAGCGGACTGTCTTTAGATGGACATATATCTGATCCAAATGAAACATCAAGAATTGCATCTTATGTATTTACCCCTCCAAGGGAAATAGAAAACCCAGAAATAACAATATCAAATAGGACAAAAAGCTCTGTAGATATATCCTGGTATTCTCCAGATGCGGAAAGATATAAGGTTAATATAATTGATTCTATTACAGGTAACTCTTTGCCTGGCTATCCATTAACCTCAACAACAAATACTTCTGCCAGCCCTTTTGGATTAACGGAAAACAGACTGTATACCGTTTTGGTAACGGCACTTGCTGGAGAAGGAGACAAGTACAAAAGCGACGAGGTTTCTAAAAGCTTTAGAACATTGTCGTCTGGAATTGCAGCAGAATTAGGAATGCCTTACGACATAACATCAACAGGGTATAAGGTTGACATAACAAATTGGAGCACTATCAGTTCATTTGATATAACAGTTTCTGCAACAAGTGGAAGTGCGACAAGGTCCTCCGAAGTTATATCTGTAAGCAATGTTACATCGGGAGCCAATTCATGTCTAACAGCAACAACATCTAAAATTGATAATATAAACTTAACTTCAGTTTCCTATGAGTCAAAAGAGTCTGCTGCTAGATGTATTGTTATCGGAGGTACCTGGTACTGCTTATCTCTTGTTACGGGTGGCCTTTGTTCTAAATCAACCGAGACATACGACAAAACAATAAATGGATCATACTATGCAATTGTATGCTCTCAAACAGATAACCTATGCTGCCCTTCAGTTGTTCTTGAGCCAAAAGTCTACGGTGAATGGGTCACAGGACTTTGCACAGTAGCTCCACAAGATCCACAAAGAACAAGAACAAGGACATGGACCCAAATTCAAAAAACAACTGCTCAAAATTGTGTTATTACAAATGTAGAGCTTTCTGGTGTAGATATAGAACAGATTGATTGCTGTGTACCAACATCCACTCTTGGAGCAAAAACTTATGGGACACCAAATGCTTGGGGCACATGTAATTTAAATACTGGACAAATTGGAAGAACTGTTCCGTGGACAGCAACAAAAACTAATTTTACTAGAGACTGTACCACAACTACAACAGAAGAAAGCGGTCTTGAAGTTCAGTATAAAGATTGTTGTACTGCCAGCTCATCTTTGGGAACTAAAACTTATAGCGACTGGTCTCCATATGGATCATGTATTCAAGGAGAAAGAGCAAGCTATAGAACCTGGACTGCTATTCAAACAAATAATACAATTAACTGTACCACAACATCTAACGAAGTTAATGGTACAGAATATAGATACACATCATGTTGTACAGCTGGTTGTACTTTAGGAACTAAAACTTACGGTGATTGGTCAGCTTACGGTTCATGTGTTCAGGGGGAGAGAAGACGACAAAGATCCTGGACTGCTATAAATACCTGTATAGATTCAAGCTGTAATATTATTTCTCAAAATGAATTAAATAGCGTAGAGTATGAGTACACATCATGCTGCGTACAATCATGTACTACTGGAGCAAAAACTTATGGTGCATGGACAGCCTATGGATCCTGTATCCAAGGTGAACGTGCTAGATCGAGGAGTTGGACTGCTACACAATCATGCTTTACAACAAGTTGTACTAATACAACTGAAACAATTAGCGGTACAGATTTTGAATACACTGGCTGCTGCACGGCAAGTAGTACAACTGGCACTAAAACTTATGGTGCATGGACAGCCTATGGATCCTGTATCCAAGGTGAACGTGCTAGATCGAGGAGTTGGACTGCAATACAGACTAATATTGATTCTAGCTGCAATACCACTACAACAGAAGTTAACGGTACAGATTTTGAATATACTTCATGCTGCACGGCAGGATGTACAACTGGTGATAGAAGTTATAGCCCATGGGGGTCATGGGGTTCCTGTAGCCAAGGAGAACAAGCTAGAATTAGAACGTGGACTGCTATAGAGACATGTATTAATTCAAGCTGTAATGTTTTGTCTACCAGAGAAGTTAGTGGTTTTGAAATAGAATACAGAAACTGTAGCACTATTAATACTATTAATACAATTAATACTATTAATACAATTAATACTATTAATACAATTAACACTATTAATACTATTAACACAATTAACACTATTAATACAATTAATACTATTAACACTATTAATACAATTAACACTATTAACACTATTAATACAATTAATACTATTAACACTATTAATACAATTAATACAATTGATTCAGGCGGCGGCGGCGGATGTCACGTATTTGGTACACAAATACAAATGTTTGACGGAACATTTAAAAACATTGAAGATTTATATATTGGGGATGAAATCATGGCGGCTAATATACCAGGCTTAGATGATAATGAATTAGATATTAATAATCTATTATTATGGTCATCTGAAGACATTTCTGAAACAACAAAAACTTCTGCTATGGTTACAAATATATTTACTAGATCATATGGACAATACTACCTTATTAATGATACAATTAAAATAACTTATGAGCATATAGTTCCTGCACGTAAATCTGGGGTATGGAAATTTATTCAAATTGAAGAATTAGAAATTGGAGACAATATTATGAGTGATACGTTAGACGTAGTCGAAGTAGCATCTAAAATATTAATAAATGAAGATGTAGAGACTATATCAATAAACATTGAAACAAAAGACGTTTATTTTGTTGATGGCTTAATGGCACACAATATTAATCCAGATAAGATGCAGGAAACATAATGGTGCAAGATTTAGGTAATAATATATTCATGTACAAGAATGTTATAGGCTCAGACTTAGATATATTAAAAGAAGTTAATTCTATATTTGTCACTTACAATAGAGGATTTGCAGAGTCTACAATGAATGATGGCGATTACGATAAAGCTCTTAGGTCCTGCACCGTCTTTTCATTGTATACAAATAAACAAGAAGACGTTGACTACAATAATTTAAAGAAGATATTAAATAAAAAAATAGATATTGCTCTTTCAGGATGCATACTGGATTTTGTTAAAAAATCTGGAATAAAGATTAAAGAAAGAGAACCCTGGGAAATATTGAAATATGAAAAAGGCCAGATGGTTACTTGGCATTGTGATGATGGGGAAGTTCACCCATCAAAAATATCATTCGTTTACTACATAAATGATGATTACGAAGGCGGAGAGATACAGTTTAAGAATAAGGTGTACACTATGCCAATAAAGCCATCTAGAGATAGCCTTATTGTTTTTCCTTCAGGCATGGACTATATACATAGAGTTACTCCAGTAACAGAGGGAACAAAATATTCAGTAATATCTTTTGGGAAATAGGTAAAATAAGGTAGACAAAATTTTAACTAAATGCTAGAATATTATAATGTTACGGAGATATTGTGAATAAATCAGATATGCAAGGAAGCACATATATGGTGCTTGTTGATGGTGAGTACGCTGGGTGGTTTAACATTGCTGGCCCTGGAACCGATCTATTAAGAGCTGGTCTTTCAAGCACACCAATTTTAGTAGATATGGAAGACATTGAAATTGATATTCCAGATTTACCAAAAGCTGGTGCTAATTATTTTTGGAACGGTAAGTCTTTTGAATTGAGAGAAATAAATGGCTAGCAAGTGGGAGCAGGTTAAAAAGCTTGTGAACTCTAATGAAGTCAAGCCATGGGACTTTTTGAACCCAAATACTGAATATGCATCTGAAGAAGATTCGTCTTATAGATATTCATTGTGCCAAGCCTGTCCTAAATTTAATAATGGTGTAAAGACTTGCCAAGAGTGCGGATGCTTTATGCCAGCAAAAACAAAGCTACAGGGCGCCACCTGCCCTATAGGTAAATGGTAATGGTATAATATAAATAGGAGGTAATCATGTCAGAATACACACTATCAAATGAAGAAAAAAGCTCCATCCTTGAGTCACACCTAAGAACACTTGGATACTCTAAGTATAACCTTGAGGTAAATCTAATGGAAGAAGAGTCAGCGACTACTCCAGCTGCAGATGCAATTGCAGCGGTAAACGCACAGATAGCTTCAGTAAACAAAAAAATAGCAGCACTTGTCGAAGAGCTAGCTTCCTTATCAGAATAAATTAGGTAAAAATGTCTTCAAAAGAAGAATTAATTATTACGGCCATGCAGCAAAGAATTGCTGAGCTGGTTGCTGATTACGAATTAAAGATTTCAATACTTAGAGCAGACCTAACAATAATGTCAGATGCCCAAAGAGAAAAAGAAAAAGCATTAGAAGAATACTCTAAGGGTATAGAAAATAAAATCTCGGAGGAATAATGACTGTAACGTTTCAAGATGGAGAGCCAGTAGACCCAAAAAAATTACAGGACCTACAAACTCAAATAGATAACATTAAGCTTAAGTCCGATGAGTCTTATAACCTAAGTACAAGCACTGCAAACAGCGTCACCAGCCTAGCCGTAATGCATTTAAAAGCTGGTGTTGTTACTTTTGAAAATGGATTAACAGGTGGCAAGGTAAACACCATAGAGATAGAGTTGGGCTGGGGAGCAGATTATGAAGTTGCATACGTTGTAGCAACTCCAAGACTTCAAGATCCTAAGACTAATAACATAAGATGGTCACTTTCTGGAAACTCAGCAAACACAAAGCTAAATGTTTTTGCTGAAAAAACTATATCTGGTGCAATTAATTTTCACTGGATGAGTGCAGGTAAAAAGATTATAACAGCACCGTAAAGTGCCTATTGACACATTGATTTAATATGTTACAATTACTATAACGTTAAGCCACGATATCGTGGCTTTTATATATATTAAGGGTTTTAATGAGCAACGATTTAAAGTGGATGATATCATCCGATCAACAATTTCCGTATCAAGATGATAAAATGATTGCGCTTTGGTTCAAGGTTATGAAGTGGTTTAAGCCAGATGTTGTGGACTACCTTGGAGACACTGATGACCAAGCTTGTTACAGCAAGTATACAGAGGGTCGTTCCGCAGAATTTTTAAATCTTCATAAGACTGATAGCCGAGACCTTATTGTCCCAATGATGCGTCATGAAGCAAAAGGGGCTAGAGATTTTTACACAAAGACAAGAGAGATGCTTCCAGAGGCTCAGCTTTTTTCAGCACTAGGAAACCACGACGTTAGAATTTTTAACTATGTTGATGCAAAGCTTCCTGACTATATTAATGAAGTTACTCCAGAAGCACTATGGGGGCTAGACTCTTTAGGATATGAATATATCCACTATAACGAATTACCAAAGCGACGCTTTGGGGATATCCACGTTCACCATGGACTTTCAATTGCATCAACTGGATCTGTTCGTAAAGATATGGAAGACCTTCAGATATCATTAATAAGAGGCCACTCTCATAGAATTGCTTCTCATTTAGTTACATACGAATTAAGAAACAATGGCGAAGGAGAAACTCTTCGTGGCTATGAGCTTGGTCACATGTGTGATGAAAAGGGACCAGGAATGAAATATATGCAACATCATGATTGGCAAAAGGGGTTTGCTGTTGCACACATTGTAAATGATTACCCACATATTAATATGATTCATGTGGCACCAGACTATTCATGTGTTGTTGATGGGAAGCTAATTACGCTATGATGAAATGCAATAGATGCCAAGGAAGAGTTTTTGTTGACAGAGTATTTTCGCAAAAACTACACGTAGAGCTTTTCTGCTTGTTGTGCGGTAAAAGATGGATGATTAATAAGGATACGAGTGCACTAGGTAAATGGTTAGAAAAAAGAGAAAAAATTCAGCTAAAAGCATTCGGTATTTCTTCTTAAATAACAAGATACATAAAGTATTAAGTCATTCAAGATCTAAAGACCAAATGGTTGCTTGGTGCTATCCAGATAAAAAGAGATTGCTTTATTCCTATTCACAAGTTTTAAAAACTATGGAGAATGCATATTCAACTAGTCAAGTAGCTCAAATGCTTGGTAAGCATAAGGTAACCATAGAAGATTATATTTTGGACGGGAAGATAAGATATCCTCAGAAAGTATATCCAATAGGTAATCCAGATAGTACTTGGTATAAGTTTATGTATAGTGAATCGGACATTATGGACATACATGAGTTTATATTAGAATCAGGATACTCTAAGGATATGCCATCAAAGAATGAGATGAGAGCTCTTCTCAAACACAACACTATATTGTATACTAAGACCAATGAAGGAAATTTTGTACCAGTATGGAAAGCAGAATAATGTCTAACAGGGTAGTAGTCTGTGACATATGCAAGAAAGAGATAGAATTACGTTGGGGCATCTTTGCTCATGACAGTTTAAGCAGACATAGAAAGGCTGAGCACTAATGGAAAAAGGAACTCAAGTTAGAGTAGACTTATCTTTTACACGCAACCTTGGTAACTTTGAAAGCATCAAGATTGGTATTGGTGTAGATGATTTTGTGCGAGACGGAGAGACAGTAGATGCCGCAGCAGACAGAGTCTATAAGTTTGTTGAAGATAAGCTAATTCAAAAGACACAAGAAGTAGAAGAGGAATTGCGTGGCAGTAAATAAAGAACCCTACATTCTTCTTTCTTTGTACTCTATTCTATATGAGGAGGCTTATAAAACAAAGCCAACTATCAATAGGTATAAGGAAAAATGGGCTATGCAAGATGTTATAGATAGCATAGGGTTTGATAGAGCTAGAGATGTTTTAGAATATTATTTTAAGACTGGAAAGAATAGACACCCACTTAATTTCTTTTACAATAATTTTGACAGAATAGAAGACATGATGATTCAAATTAAAGAAGATAAAGTTAACAGAAGCCGTCTGTTGCAAGAAACTAAAAGAATGGTTGAGGATAATTAGTGAATACAGAAGCAGAGCTAATTTCAGCAGTTTGTAAAAACAAAGACATAAGCACCATTCTTGCAGATAATTCAGACGACCTGTTTGTATCCCATAAGGATATCTGGGAAGGCCTTAAGTCATACTACTATAAATTTAGGGCAGTGCCAGAAGCTACAATTCTACAGGATAAGTTTAAAGACTTTGAGCCAGTTGAAACAAAAGGAGAAACTGGTTATTACCTAGATAAATTAAAAAATGAATTTGTAGGGAATAAGTTGAAGACTATTCTTATGCAAGCAGGCTCATCTCTAAAAGAAGACGCACCCTCAAGAGTTCTTGGCACAATGCAGTCACAACTCGCAACACTAAGTCGATACACAAACAATGTTAAGGATTTAGACATTACAGATTTAGACTCGGCTGAAAGACACTACGAGTCAGTAAGAACTAGATCGTTAGCAATGGGAGGAAGCCCAGGAATTTTAACAGGCTTCGATGCAATTGATAAAGCTTATCCAACTGGAATGGCACCAGGCCACCTTATCGTTGCTATTGGTTGGCCAGGACGCGGTAAGACTTGGTTTACATCTTACCTAGCATGCAAAGCTTGGGAGCAGGGATTTAAGCCAATGATTGTTTCTCTTGAGATGGCACCAGAGAATATGCGAGATAGAATTTATACAATGCTTGGCTCTGGTTTATTTAGAGCAAGCGATTTGTCAAAGGGTGACATTAACATTGATGATTTTAAAACATGGGGAAAAAAGAAGACAGAAGGTAAGAATAGCTTTATCCTAGTTTCAAATGAGGGAGCTGGAGAAGTAACACCTGCAACTATTCAGGGAAAGATTGACCAGCATAAGCCAGATCTAGTTATCCTTGACTACCATCAGCTGTTCAATGATAATAAGAGAAGTAATTCTGAAGTTGAAAGAAATAGAAATATCTCAAGAGACTTCAAACTCCTTGCTGTAACAAATGGAATTCCTATTATTGATATTACTGCTGCAACTGCAGATGATATCTCAGATCAAAAAGAACCTCCAATGATGAGCCAGGTAGCATGGTCAAAGGCTATTGAGTACGATGCTGATATGGCTATTGCAATTCATAAGCATGCAAATACAGATCTTATTGAGGTTGTATCTAGAAAGAATAGGCATGGTCACGATTTTAGATTCTTCCTTGACTGGGATATCAATAGAGGAGTCATTACTCCAATCTATGAAGACCTTCCAGAGCTGAGCAAGTGACCCATCAAAATATTAAAAGGTTTCAAATAAGAGTTGAGTTTTTAGATGATTCAGATATGATCAGAATAAAAAAACAATATGATGATTTGCTTGTAGGCCAAATGAAAGACGCTGGATACACAAGGGTACTTGACATAGACCCAGCTTTTTCGGTAGAATTTGACGGACAAACATGGAAGTTCTTAATGACCCTCCATGGAGTTTATGTAGGAAAGAAGAAGGCATGGCAATTAGAGGGTATAACCCAAGGCAAATTGATACATCGGAATACTCCTCTGCCCACATAAAATCAATAGTTCAAAGTTTAGGAATAGATATGGTTGGAGAAACTTCCAACGACTTTCTTGCCTATTGTCCATTTCATTCAAATAGACACACCTCAAGCTTTAGTATAAGTAAAACAAAAGGTGCATATATTTGCTTTAACCCATCATGCGGTGAATCTGGAACAATGAGCGATCTAGTAAAAAAGATTTTAAACAAAAATGAATTTCAGTCTCTAAGGTATATCGAATCAAAGCAAAATGAAGCTCTAGAAAATTTTGACGAATCCCTTAATGAGATGTTAGAAGACAAGCCAGATTTCGTTGAATTCCCAGAAGAGACACTAGTTAATTTACACAAAGGTTTGATGAATAGCGATAAAGGAAAAGACTATTTAAAATCTCGCGGTATTGACTTAGATTCAATTAAACATTTTTCATTAGGGTATTCGGATAATATGGATATGATAACTGTACCAGTTCATAGTCCAGATGGAATCCCAGTTGGAGTTGTTGGACGATCCATTTCTGACAAAAGATTTAAGAATAGCAAAGACCTTCCAAGAAGTAAAACTATGTTTAACATACACCGTGCTAAAAAAATTGGAGATAGGGTTATTGTCGTCGAGTCTAGCTTTGATGCAATTCGTGTTCACCAAGCTGGCTTTCCAAATGTTGTGGCTACATTGGGTGGTCACATATCTGGACAAAACCTTAACCTGTTAAATAGATACTTCAATACAGTTATTATTATGACAGATGCGGATAAGGCTGGAAGAGATTTAGGCTCAACAATTGCATACAAATTAAGTAATAAAAACATCTTGTGGGCATCGCATTCTTATGGTAGAATATATCCAGAGGGTGTAAAAGATGCAGGTGATATGTCTGATGAAGATATTAAAGCCTGTATAGCAAATGCCATATCTAATTTCGAATATAAAAATTAAACAATAATATAAGTGATCACAAACGGATATATACCGTTACATACATAAGGAGAATAAAATGGGAATAGTAAAAGGTTTGTCAGGAATGACAAAGGCAATGGACAAGGTTACATACACTAGTTCAGAAGATAGCAAGGCAAAGTGGTTAAAGATTGAAGATGGAGAAGCAGTAAAGATTCGCTTCTTGCAAGAGCTTGATCCAGATTCACCACACTATAATGAAAAAATGGGTTGCGGATTTTTTGCAATTGAGCACACAAACCCTAAAGATTATCGCCGTAAGGCACTAGACACAATGGAAGATGAAGGCCGTGACTGGGCTCAAGAACAGCACCGTAAAGATCCAAAGGCTGGCTGGGGTGCAAGAAAGCGCCTATATATTAATGTCCTAGTTGATGACGGAAAGACTGAGCCATATGTAGCAATTCTTTCTCAAGGAGTAAGCGGTAAAACAATTACACCAACACTGATTGAATATGCAAATGAAATGGGAAGCATCACAAATCTAATGTGGCGTGTAAAGCGTAGTGGTCTTAAGACAGACACAAGCTACACAATTATACCGTTGGCTAAAGATGAAAAGCCATTCGACTTTTCTGCTGTCGAGCTGTTTGATTTAGAAAAAACAGCAGTGCGTAGCGTTCCATACGCAGAGCAGGAAGCATTCTATACTGGTGAGTCATCTCCAGAAGAACGAGAGTCATCTTCAACAAGTAGCAGCGTAGACTGGTAAGAGAGAGTATAGGCGGAGAATTAAGTTGAACTTCACACATTTACATGTGCATTCTTTCTATTCATTAATGGATGGGCTTAATTCTCCCGCCGAACTCGTAAAAGCTGCGAAGGAAGCAGGGCAGACTTCTTTGGCAATTACTGACCACGGAACTTTGTCTTCACACCGTGAAATGCAAATTGCATGTAAAGATCAAGGCATTAAGCCAATTCTCGGAGTTGAAGCTTACATTTCTCCGACAGATAGATTTGATCGTTCATCTAAGACAGATAAGTCTATTCAGGCTTATAACCACATTATTCTTTTAGCTAAAAATAAAAAAGGTCTTGAGAATATTAATATACTACAGGAACTTGCATGGAATGAAGGTTTTTATCACAAGCCACGTATTGATAGGGAGGTTCTTAGGGAATATGCTGAAGGCATTATTGTATTGTCTGGATGCCTTAATGGGCTTATCTCTAAGGCTATCGAAAGGGGCGAATTTTCTGAAGCTAAAATGGTTCTCAAAGATTTTCAAAAAACTTTCGGTCAAGATTTTTATGTTGAGGTTCAATCTCACAATCCGCAAGAAATAAATTTAAAGCTGCTTGAATTAGCAGATGAGCTTAAAATAAAGGCGGTAGCAACAGGTGATGCTCATTTCGCTAAAGAAGAAGACCGTGTACTAGAAGAAGCAATGCTTATTCTATCAACATCTCCTAAGTCAGATAAAGATGCAGACTTTGAAATGTCAAGACAAATGCCAGATATGATGGATAGATTTAATTACCTATATCCAGAACGTAGAATATCATTTCAAGACTATAATCTATTTATTCAAAGTAGGTCTGAAATTGAGGCGGACTTTAATAAAGTAGGAATTACTCGTACAGACATATACGATAATACAATGGAAATTGCTGATAAAATTGGCGAGTATGACTTCCATGAGGGGCTAGATCTGCTACCTATCCCAAAGACCAATGCTGACAAGAAACTGTCTGATATGGCCTTAGAAGGCCTTAAAAGACTATCCCTAGACAAAGATCAGGTCTACTTGGATAGAATTGCAGAAGAATTATCTATAATTAAAGATAAGGCATTTGCTTCATATTTCCTAGTTGTAGCAGATATGATTACATGGGCTAAGTCAAATAATATTATGGTTGGCCCAGGACGTGGCTCTGCAGCTGGCTCATTAGTTTGCTATGCCCTTGGAATTACAGATGTGGATCCAATTAAATATGATCTTCTATTCTTCCGATTTATTAACCCAGAGCGCAATGACTTCCCAGATATTGATACCGATTTTGAAGACCGCCGTCGCAAAGAGGTAAAGGATTACTTAAAGAAAAAGTTTAAGCACGTTGCATCTATTTCTACATATACTTATTTTAAAGATAAGGGTGTAATTAGAGATGCTGCAAGAGTATTCATGGTTCCCCTTTCAGATGTTAATCGTGCAATGAAATCGATTGATACATTTGAAGACTTTATGGATTCGCCAAATACAAAAGAATTTAGAGCAAAGTATCCAGAAGTAACTTGGCTTGCAGAAAGACTTCGTGGAAAGATTCGAAGTGTTGGAGTCCATGCTGCAGGTGTTGTAGTTGCAAAAGATGATTTAAGAAAGTACGCACCAATAGAGTCCAGAGCTGATGCAAATGATGAAGTCTCTGGAAGAATTCCAGTCGTGGCATACGATATGGATACGGTTGCAGATATCGGTCTTATTAAGCTAGATGCCCTAGGTCTTAAGACTTTATCTGTGATCTCTGATACTTTAAAATCAATTAAGAGTCGATATGACAAAGATATTAATCTTTATGACATTGCTTTAGATGATGAGAATGTTTATAAAATTTTTAACGATGGATACACAAAAGGAATATTCCAGGCAGAAGCAACACCATATACAAACTTACTTATAAAAATGCGTGTCGATAAATTTGAAGACTTAGCTGCATCAAATGCTTTGGTTAGACCAGGAGCTATGAATACAGTTGGAGCCTCTTACATCAAGCGTAAGCACGGTAATGAAGCAGTTAATTATATCCATCCAATTATGAAACCTTTTACAGAAAATACATACGGGGTGATTATATATCAAGAGCAGGTTATGCAAGCATGCGTACACCTAGGAGGAATGACTTGGTCAGAGGCTGACAAGGTTAGAAAGGTTATTGGTAAAAAGCAAGATGCAAAAGAACTCAGTCCATTCAAAGATAAATTTATTCAGGGCGCTAAAAAGCATATCAGCGCAGAAGAAGCAGACAATCTCTGGAAAACATTCGAAGCTCACGCTGGATACTCATTCAATCGTAGTCACGCTGTCGCTTATTCTATGCTTTCTTATTATACCGCTTGGCTTAAGTGCTATTATCCTTTGGAATTTTTATTCTCGATCCTTAAAAATGAAGGGGACAAAGACGCCAGAACAGGCTATTTGATTGAGGCTAAGAGGCTTGGGATTAAAGTTAAGCTGCCACATGTAAATGAATCAGATGTAAATTTTTCACTACAAAAAGATTCAATTAGATTTGGTTTAGCTGAAGTTAAATTTATTTCAGACAGCATTGCAAATAAAATTATTGAAAAGAGACCTTATGAAAACTATAAAGATTTTGTTGACAAGGCATCCAAAAAGGGTAGCGGCATTAACTCTAGGGCCGTTAATTCTCTTAATGCTATTGGGGGCGCTGCTTTTGATGATAACCCTAGAAGCGGTAAAGAAGCAGAGTCTTATTACGAGTTTTTAGGAATACCTTCCTTTAACCTATCCAACTTAGAGCCAAGAGTAAAGGCACAAGCTAGACCTATTGATGAGTTTGAAGAGCTAGGATCTTTTGTTATGTTTGGAATGGCTAAAAGTATAAAGCGTGGGAATGGCTGGTCACGAATAGAGTTAGTCGATGAAAGTGGATCTGTTGGACTGTTTGATATTGAACAGACAAAAATAGAAACAAACAAAATGTATTTTGTTTTAGTTGGAGACAATAGAATATCTAGATATATAGATGTAGATTCTATTACCAAAGATTCAGATGATCCATTTGTAAAGTATTTATATGCAAAGTCTTACCCTATTGACGAAAATCAAAGGTTTGTGATAAGCTATACTCCATATAAAACAAAAGCTGGCAAAACCATGGCTCACCTTGTAATGTCAGATAAAGATAAGAATTTAAATAGAGCAATTGTGTTTTCAAGCATGTACCCACTTTCGTTGGCAAAGATGCGAGAAGGAATGATATGCGAGCCAGTTCTAAAAACTTTAGAAGATGGAACACTTATGGTTAAGGAAGTAAAATGACAGATAGCACTGAAGACGTATTCAAGACGATGAACTCATCTAGGGTTCTAGTTGCGATATTAAATAAGATAGGATCTATTGAGATTCCAACCGAAGACTTTGTAAAAGCAAGTAGCGAGGACGCTCAGCTATCAGTAACTTATAATAATGAAACATTGTCATTTGAGTTTAAGATTGAGGATAAGGGCACAGATTCTAACCTTGAAGTGATATCTGATTAATCAAATGGATATTAACTTAGATGACATCTTAGCAAAGCTAGATCCCAAGACCAGGGCTAGAGTACAATCCGCTGTTGATATACAGGTGGATAGGCAGCCTACTTCTAGTATAGGTTTAAACTTTGCCCTTAATGGTGGATTTGCTTACGGCAGACAGATACTTGTATGGGGAAATAAATCGGCTGGAAAATCTTCTTTCTGTCTGCAGATGATTGCATTAGCCCAAAAAGAAGGAAAGACTTGCGCCTGGATTGACGCAGAGCACTCTTATGATCCAGCATGGGCTGAAAAACTAGGAGTAAACTCAAAAGAATTAATATACTCTCCAGCAAAAACTGTAAACGATATGGTTGATGTTGCAACAAAACTAATGGAGGCAGGTGTTGACATAATTGTAGTAGACTCTATCTCAGCTTTATTGCCAGCAATCTATTTTGAAAAAGATGGAAATGAAATGAAAGATTTGCAAGACACAAAGCAAATCGGAGCAGAAGCAAAGGATATGACTCACGCAGTCAAGATGTTAAACTATGCAAACAAAAATACGTTACTCGTTCTTATATCGCAGCAAAGAAATCAATTTGGATCTATGCATGCAAGCCACATCCCAACAGGAGGAATGGCTGTTAAGTTCTTCTCCTCTACCGTCATCAAGCTCTGGTCTTCAGAAGCTGAGGCTAACGCTATTAAAGCAGGTGTTAAGGTTGGCGACAAAATTATTGAGCAAAGAGTTGGAAGGCCCGTCAACTGGATTGTTGATTACAACAAACTCGGTCCCCCTAACCTCTCTGGCCAATACGACTTTTACTACCAAGGAGAATCTCTCGGGATAGATTATGTCGGTGAGACCTTAGACGTTGCAGAAATGTGCGGTATTGTTGAAAAGGGTGGCGCCTGGTATACTATAAATAAAGAAAGATTCCAGGGAAGAGCAAAAGCTGTTGCCTACCTAAAAGAAAACCCAGAAGTTGTAGACTATTTAATTAAGGAAATAAGTGCCAGATCTTAATGAGTTTTTAAATAAACAAGAGCGTAAGGATATCAATTCTACATTTGAAATTCTTAGCGGTGTCAGACCATGCTCTAAATGTGATATAGATGTAGATGGTGGGTGGTGGGATCCCGACAATTTAATAATGAAGTGGACCTGTTCTGATGGGCATGAAACAATCCATAGGGTAGGATAATGTCAGAAAGAGCGGAAGTAAAAAGAGACGGGGCGAAGGCTCAAAAAAATAGTGGTCGAGGTAATTACCAAAAGGGTGACGCTAGGTGGAAAATGTTCCTTGTTGACTATAAAGAATCTAAATCTTCATTTAATTTAAATAAGCCTGTGTGGGCTAAAATATGTACAGATACTTTTAAAGTTGATAGAGATATGCATCCAGCACTTAAAGTTATAATAGGTTCAGATAATAAGGTCAGGCTTGGTATAATAGAGTGGTCAGTTTTGGAAGAACTGATTGATTTCTGGGAGGAAAAACATGTTTAGTTTAGATGAAAAGCACCAGATAATGCCATTTGTTACCTTATATAAAAACGCAATTAAAAACCCTAAAGACTTTCTAGAAATAATTAAATCTTCTGAAGGCCAAATTAATAGCGACGATTCCCCACACTCTTGGAGCGCATGGGATAATTTTGGAATAAAAGCAAACTTGCATGATATACATATGCAATCAGATAAAGACATCCACCCAGGCAAAAACATACTTGATGAATTTAATAATTTAATTAATGCTGGTCTAGATGAGTATATAAAATATTGGATTCTAGATAATAATGCTAGTAAATATAAGACAACAAATCCAGAGCATTGGAAAAACATATTCCCAGAGTTTGTTAAAAATTGGAACTACAAAACAGATTTGGTAGAGCTGACAGAAGACTTTGAGTCTTGCGAAACAGTAATGATTGCTACTGGAAATCCTGGCTGGATAAGATCTGGAATAGATATCCTAAAACACAAAGAGAATACTGTCGATAAGTTTGCAATAGGTTATCACATTGACACAGATGGAAGCTTAGACACACCAGGACCAAAGACAGTTATTACTGCTACCATATATATTAACGACGACTATGAAGGTGGAGGAGTCTCTTATCTAAATGAGTTTGATGGAACTGTGGTAAACTACAAGCCATCAGCAGGGGACCTTGTAATATTCCCATCATCAAAACCTTTTTTTCACGCAGCACTTCCATTAAGCGGAGATAAGCCAAAATATTTAGCTAGAAAATTTTTAAGATGGAAAAGCACTGGGTCTTTAGATTGGGAAAATGAAATTAAAAAAAATGGAGAAGACTTTACTCTAAGACTGTATACTGAAAAAAGAAAAATTGAATCAGCAATGGGATATTACACAAAAAGAGTTTTTCTTAAAGATGAAGATAGGTCTACGCAAGAACAGCACGGAGACCCGTTCTTTGTAAAAGATATAATTGATTTTAATAAAAAAATAAATGGGGTCCTATAATGTGGGAAGGACATCCAAACTTTGCCCCTGGGTATAAAAAGAACTACGATCTTTCAAAAAAACATGACCTGTTCCCATACATATCTGTATACTCTGGAGGAATTCCAAACCCAGAAGAAGTACTAGAGGTAATAAAAAAATCAGAGTCTTTAGAAAAAATTGGACCATACTTAAGCAAATGGGAAAGGTGGTACGATTTTGGTTTAAAATCAAGACTATGCCAACACTCAGAAACAAAAAATTTAATAACATTAAATTCTGAGCATTTAAATATGTTAACTGAAGACGAAGATAAAACCTTTTACGAGCAAGAAAAACTTTATTTCGAAATAGACGCAGCAGTTTATTCAGCAATGCAAGATTATTTAGATAACTGGGTGGACAAGCCCTTTGACCCATCAGATTTTACTGATGATTGGGAGTATAAGAAATCAATTTTCCCAGAGTGGTTGCCAGATTGGAATATTAGGGAGACATCTGGAAAGATAGGAACTGGTTGGCTACAAAGCTCTTATGATGTTTTAAAACATAATTCTGAAACTGATACTAGAAATAACCGTGAGTATGCAATTGGATTTCACACGGATAATAAAGCTAGCATGGTTTCAATGCCAGGACCAAAGCCAATTTTAACAGCAACAATTTATTTAAACGACGATTATGAAGGCGGAGAGGTTTCCTTTCTCGCAGATAAAAGCTCATCTGTAATAACTTATAAACCAAAAGCTGGTGACATAACAGTGTTCCCATCATACAATCCCTTTTTTCATGCTGCTCTACCAGTAAGTGGAGGCAATAAGTATTTAATTAGATATTTTTTATGTTATTATTATGCAGGATCAGAAGAATATATGGATGGAGTAAAAGAGCATGGTGAAAATGTCTGGAAAAAAATGCAGCAGTACAGAATCATTGCTGAAGATAACTCTGGAATGCACGAAAGACATGTTCTAATGCCAGGGGATAATCCGCAAGAAACATTTATGAATTGGTCAAAAATTTATAGAAAGCAATCTTCTATAAATCGTCCACCATTTTTTGCAGAGAACGTAAAGTATATTGATGGGAGAAAAGATTTTGAAGAGCTATGAGATATTTAAGCAGTGCGTTGTTTATCAAGTTGATGATTTCGATCACGATTTAGTTCTCGATGTAATAAAGAATTCAGAATCACTTGAAGATGGATTTTTAATAGAAAAATGGAATGATTGGTATACGTTTGGATCAAAATCAAAATTTGCTGATCCTAGACAAGAAAAAAATCCTATAAAATGGATATCTGATCTAGACGATATACATACAGACGCCCATCTAAAAGTTAAAAATGTTATAGACTTATGCATAAATGATTACGTTGAAAAGTATTTAGATCACAATGAATCATCTTACCCAGAGTATGTTGATTTTTCTAATATGAATAAGGGGTCAAAGACAGAGGACCTCCTTGGCTTACAGATAGTTACTTGCGATAGCACTGGCGATCCCATTTTTAGAGACCCTACTAGTGGATGGACTCAGGGCTCTTACGACTTACTAAAACACAATCCAGATACAAATAGAGAGTATGCAATAGGTTGGCACACAGATAGACCAAGTGGTTTAGATAGCTCCCCAGGCCCAAAATCTATTCTTACTACAACAATTTATTTAAATGATGACTACGAAGGCGGAGAAGTTGCATTTCTAAAAGAAGGTGATGATGAGGTAATTGTTTACAAGCCAAAAGCTGGTGACATAGTTATTTTCCCTTCATGCGAACCGTTCCACCACGCTGCTATGCCAATAAATTCTAGTTCGTCAAAATATTTTATTAGAAATTTTTTAACTTGGTCATATGAGGGAAGTAAAGAGTGGATTGAATCTGCAAAAAAATTTGGAATAGATGAATGGATACAGATGGAGCACCAAAGGGTTCAGTCAGAAAATATTTCTGGGAAAGGAAGAAAGCATGTTGTTCTTCCAGGGGGAATAAATAAAAAAGAAAAATGGTCACTGGCTGATCCATATTATTCAGAGTCTCAGGTAAATGCAGAAGACTATTACATAAAAGAAGTTATATATATGGATGGAAAGTCTTTACAAAAATAAAAAAATTTACTATACTTAGTAATGAGCAATTTAAAATAAATTTCTCACCTTCATAAGGAGTATAATGGCTAATCCAACAATTACAATAGTAGGAAGAGTTGGCAGCGACCCAGAATCAGTAGGCTCTAATGGTCTTCGTTTCAGAGTTGCCACAAATGATCGAGTTAAGAATGATGTAACTGGTGCGTGGGAAGATAAAAACACATCCTGGTGGACAGTAAAAGCATGGCGTACATTAGCAGATCAATCAAAATCAGTAATTCGGAAGGGCATGGAAGTCACAATAGTTGGTAAAATTTATGAAGATACTTGGACAGATAAAGACGGTATCAAAAAGAGTTCTTACGAAATTAATGCTGATTCTATTTCTGTAACCACCTACACCTTGTCTAAGGATAAAGTACCAAGCAATGAAGAATTCCCATCTTACAAGACATATGCAGAGGTTCCATTTTAATGCTATCTTTTTTGTTTGGTCTAATGGTTGGATTTTTAGTTGGCTATGGAATGGGATTGCTTATGGATAGATGGGACAAAAAGATTAAAAATGACAGAAGATAAAAATACATTAGAGCTTATTAACTCTATAACAGAGTTTAATGATCTTCATGAGTATATGAATGATGCTCAGCTAGATAGAGCGTTAGCTGTCATTGTAAAACTACTTTTAAACCCAGATGTTCCTGCAGCCAAAGCGCCACAGCTTATTATTGAGCTGCAGGCTATGTCTACAAAATTTGCCATGATGGCTTCATACTATTCTACAATAGCAAAAGATAAAGCTGGCACAGCAAATAATAATAAGAAAAATATATATTACTCAGCAAAGGAGTCCATAGACAAACTTGTAGATGCACTTAAGTATGTCGTTAGGTATAATTTGTAATGGGAAGAAACATAGTTAAAAATTTAAAGTTTAAAAAGCATACGGGTAAGTTCTTTGACCCAGAGCTTTTTGCATCAATGCTTGATGAGTCATATAAAAATACTAAAAGAGCAGATGGGGAAATGACAAAAAAATCTTTTAGCCCAAGCTCTTTGGGTTACGGTCATGGAACATGCCCAAGGTACTGGTACATGGCTTTTTCTGGTGCTGTTTTTATTGACAATAATGATGCAGTTGCAGTTGCAAACATGGCTCAGGGTACTCAGGCTCATGAAAGACTTCAAAACTTAATTAAAACTATGCCGCAGTGGATTGCAGAAGAAGAAGAGATTATAAATGAGTATCCACCAATCCGTGGCTTTATTGATCTTATTATGGAGTACGACAATGAAATTGTAATCGGTGAAATAAAGACAGCAAAGCAAGAGGTGTGGGATACAAGGCAGGCAGAGATGAGCCCATCACCAAACCACCTACTACAGTTGTTGACATACATGAAGCTTAAGAATGCTAAAGAGGGATTTTTTCTTTATGAGAATAAAAACACTCAGGAGATATTAATTATTCCAGTATCTATGAATGAGAAGAACACAAGGATTATCGAGGACACATTTTTGTGGATGAGAGAAGTCTGGGACAATTTTAAAGACGGTGACCTGCCGATGAAACCAGAGGGGGCAACAAAGACCAAGATGCCTTGCACTTACTGCCCAATTAAAAAAGAATGTTATTCAAAGGATACACCTACTGGAACCGTACAGATAGAACGATTTAAGGTTGCTCTGTAATGATCTGTGCAAATTCAGACTGTATTAATGAAAAAAATTTTGAGCCAAAAACACACAATCAGAAGTATTGTTGTGATGAGTGTTGCAGAATTGCAACTAATAAAAAGATTATGGAAAAGTATTATGAGAAAAAAGCAATTAGGTCTGGCCAAAAAAGATACTGCAAGTCATGCAAATCACCTTTAAGTAGGTATAACACTTTAAGTATTTGTGCAAAATGTGAAAAGAATAACTCTACTTCAGATAGAGATAAGATAATTGGTATGATAAATGACGCTTGCTAAACTGTCTAGGACAAAAGCCTCTAGAGTTTTAGGAATAGATGCGTCCACATCGTCTGTTGCGTTTTGTTTAATTGAAGATAATAAGCCAGTTAAATGGGGTAAGATTAATTTAGTTGGTAATGATATTTATGAAAAAATTCATGATGCTAAGATAAAAACACACTCTATTCTAAATGAAATAAAATCAGACTACATTGCAGTTGAAGGAGCAGTACTTGTCAGATCACCCGATGCTGTGATAAAATTATCTTATGTGTATGGAGTTGTTATTGCCGAGCTTATGTCAACTGGCGCAAAGGTGATTACAATAAGCCCATCTGCTTGGCAGTCACACATTGGAAATAAGAACCCAACTAAAGATGAAAAGTCTGCTATTAGATTATTAAATCCAGGTTATGCAGATTCTTGGTACAAAAATAAGTTGCGTAATATGAGAAAGCAAAGAACTGCAGATTATTTTAACAAAAAATATAATTTAAATGTTGAAGATTATGATGTTGCAGATTCTTTTGGAATTGCTTACTATGCTAATGAAGTGTTAACAAAGAGGTGAAATTGTATAAAAATAAAGATTGGCTACATAGAAGATATGTTATCCAAAGAAAAACAATGTCGGAGATTGCAGAAGAATGTGGCGTAAGCATTATGACCATACATAGAGCCCTAAAAGAAAAAGGTTTAATTAAATGAAGCTAGATCCAGTTTTTAAAGATTCAAAAGAATTTAGATACGATGACCTATACTTGCTTACAGTTGGAACTGAAGCTGGGAATGAAATTCTAACAACATGTTTGGACATTGCTCATATGCTAATTAAAAAGAATATATCGTATGGAAATTCAGCCCTAGACCCAGTTCGTATATTTTCAAAGGCGGGACCAAAAGAGCAGCTATACGTTAGAATTGATGATAAACTAAATAGACTTATTAAAGGTGAAGAATACCCAGGAGATAATGATATTGATGATCTAATTGGATACCTAATATTGTTAAAGGTAGCTAAGGAATTTGCTATTTCAGTCGACTAGAAGTATAATATAACTATATGGAAATTGAATTATCTGATCATTTTGATCGCATGAACATGGTAGTTGAAGAACTTCTTAAGGGAAGCACTCCAACTCAAATTGCTACAATCACTGGACTCAAAAGGGCAGAGGTTTTAGAGCATATTGATGAATGGAAAGAAGTTGTAAGAAACGACTCTGGTGCTCGTGACAAAGCAAAAGAAGCTATATCTGCAGCTGACCAACACTATGCAATGCTTATAAGAGAAGCTCACGACCTGGCAAAAGAAGCCAAGATGCAGGGCCAGCTTAGTGTACAAGCAACAGCTATTAAATTAGCTTTGGACATTCAAGGCAAAAAGGTTACAATGCTTCAAGATGTGGGCTTGCTTGAAAATAATGAGTTAGCTTCACAGATATCAGATACAGAAAGAAAGCAGGAGATACTTGTAAAAATATTAAAAGAGGTTTCTGCGACATGTCCAAAATGTAAACTTGAAGTATCAAAGAGACTATCACAAATAAATGGAATAGTAGAGCCGATAGAAATCATAGAGGCGGCATCAAATGAGTAATAGCCCAATTGATCTGACTAACCTAGAGATACTTGGTGAAAGAATCTATGTATATAAAAATTTTATATCACAGGATGAGATTGATAAGGTTCTTTTGGAAGTAAAAAATGTAGAAGATTGGCATGTTGGTGAATACTTTACAAATACAATGGGTACATACAACACAAGAACAGTTGATTACCTTAAGGAAAGAATTCAAAATTTATTAGACGACAAACACTATGCTTCAGATTCATCACATGTTGTTAGAATGGTTAAAGGAAATATGTGGGGAGCCCACTCAGACGTACACGACTTTGAAGAAATTGAAAAGCTAGCTAAAGAGTATAAAGAAGGAGACGACTTTATTGACAAGCAGCTTTCAGTTTTTGGAACGATTGTATACTATCAATTGCCAATCAATGGCGGCGGGCTTTTTTATAGCAAACAAAACTTAAAATACAAGCCTTCCCCAGGAGACCTTGTTATTCATGGATCAGATGATTACTGTGAGCATGGCGTTGAAGAAGTTTTAGATGGAGAAAGATACGCTACTTCTGGCTATATATATAAGAATGTAAAGATTAAAAATGGACATTGATTTTAATGACATTATTGATATTCTAGATGGCGAAGAGTTTGATGAAAGACCAGTCGATCTAGAAACATTTGTAACTGATAAAAACTATTTAGGATTGCCAGAACTATCTAAGCACCAGTACACATTGATAGAAAAATCATCTCAGATATATAAAGAATCAACTCTTATAAAACTTTTTGGTGAAGAAGAAGGATCATTAAGATATAGGCAAACATGCAATGAAGTTGTTGCTCAGTTAGGAAAAGGAAGCGGTAAAGATTATTGCTCGACAATATCTGTTGCCTACATAGTATATTTGCTTTTATGTTTAAGAGACCCAGCTGCGTACTATGGTAAGCCACCTGGTGACTCAATTGATATTATTAACATTGCTATTAACGCACAGCAAGCGAACAACGTATTTTTTAAAGGATTTAAAAATAGAGTAACTCATTCCCCGTGGTTTGCTGGTAAGTACTTTGAAAAAGCTTCAGAAATAAAGTTTGATAAAAATGTTACAGTGTATTCTGGGCACTCAGAAAGAGAAGCATTTGAGGGTTACAACGTTCTTGTAGCAGTACTTGATGAAATCTCTGGCTTTGCTCTAGACAGTACAAGCGGGCATGACCAGGCAAAAACTGCTAGTGGAATTTATGACATGTACAGGGCATCTGTTGACTCACGTTTTCCAGACTACGGCAAAGTTATATTGCTTTCTTTCCCTAGATTTAAAAACGATTACATCCAGCAAAGATACGATGATATTGTATCTGAAAAAGAAGTAATATCAATGTCTCACAAATTTAAGCTTGATCCAGAACTTCCTGATAATACCGTAGGTAATGAATTTGAAATATTTTGGGACCAGGATGAAATAATATCTTACAAGTATCCAAAAGTGTATGCAATAAGAAGGCCAACATGGGAAGTTAATCCTACTAGAACAATAGAAGACTTTAAAATTGCATTTTATAGAGATGTTACCGATGCCCTAGGAAGATTTGCTTGCATGCCACCAGAAGCAATTGATGCTTTTTTTAAGTCACGTGAAAAAATTGAAATGGCTTTCAACGACCTATCTTTAGCTGTAGACGGATTCGGAAGATTTGAAGAATGGTTTATTCCAGAAGAAGATAAAGACTACTACATCCATGTGGACTTGGCTCAAAAGCATGACCACTGCGCCGTGTCAATGGCTCATATTGAAAAGTTTGTTAGCGTAAAAGTAACTGATACATATTCTCAGCCAGCACCAATTGTTAAAGTGGATGCCGTAATGTATTGGACTCCTACATCAGACAAGTCTGTAGACTTCGGAGAGGTAAGAGATTATATATTGTCATTAAGATCTAGAGGATTTAATATTAGAATATGTACTTTTGACCGATGGAACTCTCACGACATGATGCAGCAGCTAAAACAATATGGAATCAATACCGAAACTTTATCTGTAGCTAAAAAACATTATGACGATATGGCTATGGTTGTTTTGGAAGAGAGATTAAATGGTCCTCACATACCACTTCTTATTGATGAATTGCTGGAGCTAAGAATTATGAGAGACAAAGTGGATCACCCCAGAAAAGGCTCTAAGGACTTAGCTGACGCAGTATGTGGATCTATTTACAATGCAATTAGTTTAACTAGAGCAGCTTTTGGTGACATAGAGGTACACGATTACTCATCTGTTAAAAAACAATATAGAGAGTCTTTGGTTGTAGATAGTCCTAATTTAATTAGAGCCCCATCTACAATGCCAAGAGATCTTTCTGATGCACTGAGTGGAATGGAAATAGTATGAGTATATATCAAGAAAAAGCAAAAGCATGTGTCTGCTGCAGCAAGCATGTACCTTTGCCAACTAGATTAAAAGAATACAATGGAGTATTGCTTTGCCCAACAACTTTTGACAACATACATGAGTATAAAAGAGTTTGGACGGAAATGGGCAAAAGGCCTCCAGGAAGTATAAGAAAACATTTTTCTGAGTATGTTCAAAAGGTTGTAGAGCAATCCCTTGACAAAAATGATGATAAAATAATATAATTAGGCTAAGCAACAATAGCTTAGTCGGTTAAAGCCCCGAACTCATAATTCGGTAATCGTAGGTTCAAGTCCTACTTGTTGCACAGGAGGCATAATGTTTGATGAGCATGATGACGAAGAGGAAATGATGTTGAAGATTCAACACTATTTAGATATTGGAGCAATAAAGATCGCTGGCTTTACTGATGACGGAGAAGCAATATTTGAACTAAATGAAGAAACTACCTCACTTCTGGCACCAGACTTATGGAAAGCCCATGAAGAGTATGTTGACTCAGAGCTTATTGATCTTATGAATAATGGTCTTATGGAGGTAGAATATGATGAAGAGCTTAATGCTACTTTTAATTTTACTAAAGAAGGATTTGAAATTGCAGAATCTAAAGGGATTATACCCATGCAAGACCTAGAAAGGTTTTATACAGATGAAGATTAAGATACAATATTATGTATATAAAATTTATTTAAAGTTAAAGAAAAAAATATTAAAGCCTAAAACAGACAGAGAAAAGTTTATCTACTAATGATTATACTTGGAATAAATGAAACATCTCACGATGCATCAGTATCTTTAATTAAAGACGGAGAGATATTGTTTGCTGGCCATTCAGAAAGATATAGTAAAAAGAAAAACGATTGGTATAACAACAAAGATATTATCCTGGATGCACTAAATTATGGTACGCCAAATGCAATTGCATACTACGAAAAGCCCCTGCTTAAAAAATCTAGAATGATTTTGCATGGTGGATCCAGCGACTGGAAGCCAAATTTTCCAATAGACGTTCCAGTGCATTACTTTAAACACCACTACTCACATGCATCTGCTGGATATTACACAAGCCTATTTAATGATGCCGCAATTGTTGTTTTAGATGCAATTGGAGAGTATAACACTTCAACAATATGGGTTGGAGAAGGAAATAAAATTAAATTGAAATATAAGCAAAACTACCCAGTTAGCTTTGGATTATTTTATTCCGCATTTACAAAACTAATTGGCCTTATGCCAAATCAAGAAGAATACATAATGATGGGAATGGCTGCCTATGGCGATTGGAAAAGATATTACAAAGAGGTAGATGAGTATTTTCCTTCATACGATAAACAAAAGTATAACTTTCATAAAGGAATTAATGACTGGGGAATTATAATTACAGAGCAAGATAGATTTGATATTGCAGCAGCAGTTCAAATGGTATACGAGCAAAGACTAAATCAGTTTATGCGTATGGCAAAGTCTATAACTGGTAAAAACAATCTAGTTTTTATGGGTGGTTGCGCTCTCAACTCTTCTGCAAATACGATTCTGTGGAAGATATTTGACATGATTTGGATTATGCCAAACCCAGGAGATGCTGGCAGCTCTTTGGGTGCTGCGGCAGCTTTATATGGAAAGCATATTGATTGGAAGACTCCCTACCTTGGCTACGATCTTGGGGGAGAGTATCCTGTTCAGCAAATTCTGGACGGTATATTAAAAGATGGCATAGTAGCAGTAGCAGCAGGCAGAGCAGAATACGGACCAAGAGCCCTAGGGAATAGAAGTATTCTTGCAGATCCAAGAGATCCAAACATTAAAGACAAGGTAAATATAATTAAACAGAGAGAGATGTTCAGGCCCTTTGCACCTGTGGTAATGTCAGAGCATGCATCTAAATGGTTTGATATGGACTTTGAAAGCCCTTATATGCAATACACAGTTAAATGTTTACAGCCAGAAAAAATACCGTCCGTTGTTCATGCTGATGGAACATCTAGAGTTCAAACTGTTACAAAAGAACAGAATCCTGGACTGTATAGAGCTTTAAATAAATTTTATTTACAAACTGGAGTTCCAATACTTTTAAACACAAGTTTAAATATAAAGGGTCAGCCTTTATTAAATGACGAAAATGACATAGTTAATTGGGAAAATGAATATAATTTTAAAATTCTTAGGGGAGTAACTGGTGAATAAAAATGTTATCCAAGTTAGTTATGATTCAGATCCTATAATTTTTACAATAATATCAGCTTTTAGAAGTTTGTTGCGTAGAAGCGTACTCTTTGATATAAATGCAAAAGAGAATCAGCGGTATATGTACTGTCCAGATTACAATTTATCTATCGATGATGATAATGAAATGATCAACCAGATGAATCTAGTTAAAAAAAATTTTGATGTACACAAAGATTATAGAAAAAGGCATAAGTATATTCTTGAAGGAAAAGAAAAAGAAATAGAATACAGATACAATCAAATTGGTTATCGAGGAAAAAAAGTTTTGGGGACAGAAAAATTTATAGCAATTGGATGCTCTCAAACATTTGGAAGTTCCTTAGAAGAAGAGTTTACTTGGCCTACTCAACTCGAAAAACTCTTAGGATCAAGTGTTGTAAATTTAGGAACTCCTGGCGACAGCGCAAGAGGATCAATATTAAAAGCAATGGCTTATATAAAGCAATTTGGAAAACCAGATGCCATATTTGCTTGTTTTCCAATATCTAGATCTGAAAAATTTTCAGTCCCAGGGAAAACAGTAAATAAAAGAAGCAACCTGTCAGGTCCATTCAATTCCATGCATTTAAAAGATAGCTTTAAGTTAATTGCTAAAGCTCCATATGATTACGAAGACGTAACTCCATTAGAGGATTATATCCTAGATACATTTTCTTTTATTAATATTTTTGATGCATACTGCAAAGAGGCTGGAATTAAATTAATATGGACTGGTTGGGAGGCACAGTTTGCATCAAATAGAGTAGAGGATGTGCTAAATGAACACACATCTGGATTCTTTTTTGATACCAGCATGAATGATTTTAATTTTGTTAAAGAGAACCCCGAATGCCATACAGAGTATTTAGAACACCCACTCTTCGATTATGCGGCAGATGTGGTTGTTAATCCTGATGGTCGTAAAAGTGGGCATAAGGGAATACACTGGAATATTCATATGGCTGAAAGATGCTATCTAGAGTATTTAAAATATAAACCTATTGATTATTCCGCAGATAAATAGTATACTGATGTTATACCTCTGTAGCTCAGAGGAAGAGCAACAGACTTCTAATCTGTTGGCCGCTGGTTCGAATCCAGCCAGGGGTGCGATACGTAGTATCACCACTTATATATAAGGAGAAAAATGAAAACCGTAGGAGATAAGCTTGGTAACTTTGCTGTTACTGGAGTTAAGCCAGGGGCTTTGTCGTATGATGAATCCTCTTTCGAAATAATTACGCAGGAATCTTTTCCAGGAAAATGGAAAGTTATTGCTTTCTATCCCAAGGACTTTACGTTTGTATGCCCAACCGAAATTGTTGCATACGATGCTTTAGTAAATGATTTTAATGATAGAGATACAGTTCTAATGACTGGTTCTGTTGATAATGAATTTTGCAAAATTGCATGGAGAAATGCACATGATGATCTCAAGAAGACAAACTCATGGTCATTTGCAGATACAGCGCACCAACTAGCTAGCGACCTTGGAGTACATCACTCTTCTGGAGTTACATACCGTGCTACATTTATTGTTGACCCAGAAAATATTATTCAGCATGTAACTGTAAACAATCTAGATGTAGGAAGAAACCCAGACGAAACACTTCGCATACTAGATGCACTGCAAACAGGAGAGCTTTGTGCATGCAATAGGTCATTAGGCGGAGAAACTCTTTAATGACATGGGTAGACCAACTTAAAGAATCTCTTCCAGAGTATGCTAAAGATATAAAATTAAACCTGGATGCTGTTATTAATAGGTCTACTATTGATCCAGAGCATGCTACATACCTTTCAATTTCAGCAGCATTTGCAACTGGAAACGCCAAGCTGCTTGCATTTATAGTTGCAAGCGCAACGGATGAAGTCGAAAAGAATGCAGCCCTTACAGCAGGCGCTATAATGGCACAAAATAATACCTGGTATCCTTTTATTGAAATGGCTGACGATGCTAATCTTAAAGGATTACCAGCACAACTTAGAATGAATGCTATATCATCTCACGGCGGTACAACAAAGGGCAAGTTTGAAGCATACTCATTAGCATCATCAATAGTTGGCAAGTGTCATTTTTGTGTTAAAGCACACTATGATACATTGAAAGAAGAAGGATATAGTGTTGAGCAATTACGTGATATCGGAAGAATTGCAGCAACAATTAATGCGCTGTCTAAGATCTTGTCAGCTTAAATTGATTTCCTTGGTATGAATTAAAACTGCCAGCATTGTTCCTATAGCTCAGCTGGTAGAGCAGCAGACTTTTAATCTGCGGGTCGATGGTTCGATACCATCTGGGGACACGCTTGGGGATTAGCTCAGCTGGCAGAGCGGGAAACTGTTAATTTCTAGGTCATAGGTTCGATCCCTATATCCCCAGCAATATGATATAATTAAAACAGGTCGCCAAACGGGGCCTAAATTAAACTATTCGCTTGAAAGGGGAATAAAATGGTAACACAATTTGCTATGGATCTATTTAAGGATCCATTTTTTATTGGCTTCAACAGAGAGTTGGAGCGTTTCAATAGTCTTAGTAAGGTAAACAATACGGCATTCCCGCCATATGATTTGCTAAAGCTAGACGAAGATAACTATCAGTTAACTCTGGCAGTTGCTGGATTCACAAGAGAAGATCTGACTGTGTCAATTGAAGACGGAAGTCTTTGGATCACAGGTGAAATTACAGAGGTAACAGATGCAGAAATTGTCCACAAGGGAATCGCTGCACGTAAGTTCACAAGAATCTTTGAACTAAGTGAATACATGGAAGTTTCTAGTGTAGAGCTAAAGGATGGCATGTTGCATATCCGTGTAGTTAGAAATCTACCAAAAGAAAAACAACCAAAAATTCTAAAAATTAAATAACCGTGAGACCTGGGTATGTCCAAAAACTGCCCTTCTAACAGAAAGATTAAAATGATTATACAAATTATTGGATTACCAGGCTCTGGGAAAACAGAACTTGCAAAAGCCTTGAAAGAGCGCATTAATGCTATTCACCTTAATGCTGACGAAGTTCGTGCAACAGTAAATTCTGATTTAGGGTTTAGTCTAGACGACAGGCTTGAGCAGGCTCGACGCATGGGAGAGATGGCAAGGTTAATATCTAAACAAGGTGTTGCTCCAGTAGTTGTTGACTTCGTATGCCCAACGGAACTAACACGATCAGCTTTTGGTAAGCCAGACGTACTTGTATTTATGGATACTCTTGCAGAAGGCCGTTTTGAAGACACCAATAAAATGTTTGAACGACCAACAGAGTTTGATGTATCATTTATTAGCCATAACCTAGATGCAGAAGCAAAGGCGTCTCACATAATTAATAAGTTTAATCTACATGATTGGTCTGCACCTACAACACTTATGCTGGGTAGGTACCAGCCTTGGCACGAAGGCCACCACGCCCTTTACAAGGAGGCGGGTAAGAGAACAGATCAAGTACTACTTGGAGTACGTAATACATATAATACAAGTGAAAAAGATCCACTTAAGTTTGATCAGGTAAAGGAATATATTGCCAAAGATGAATTTATGGATGGGGCATTAGTATTAAGACTACCTAACATTACCAATATTGTATATGGTCGTGATGTAGGATATAAAATTGAGCAAGTAGATTTGGGGGCAACTATACATGCTATTTCAGCTACTGAAAAACGTCGTGAATTGGGCATCTAGTATCGGTAAAGGTATTGCAGATGCAGAAGAAAGAATGATAGAAGAGATGTATAGGAAAAAAGAAGATGAAAGTAACTAAAGCCAGATCATTTGTTAAAGCATTAAGCTATCGCATATGGGGAACACTTTCTTCTGTAGCAGTTGCTTATGCTATTACAAAAAATGCTTCTCTATCTGTTACAATTGCATTTTGGGAAACGGTAGTTAAGGTATTTATTTACTACGCACATGAGCGTGGATGGAACTATATACAATGGGGGAGAAAATAATGTTTGAATATTATGTAAAGAAAGTAAGCAAGGTTGTAGACGGAGATACTATTGATGTAGATATTGATCTTGGGTTTGATATATCATTTACTTCAAGAGTCAGGTTAGCTGGGATAGATACTCCAGAAAGTCGTACAACAGATAAAATGGAAAAAGCATTAGGTCTTGAAGCCAAAGCTTACCTTAAGAGTGCAATTGACTCAGCTAAATCTGTTGTTATCAAAACAGAAAAGATGGACTCATCTGAAAAGTATGGTCGCATTTTAGGATGGGTTTTCTTGGACGGATCAGATAAATCTATTAATCAAAAGATGATTGAGGACGGACATGCTTGGGGCTATATGGGAGAAACAAAGATTAAAGACTTTGACGCATTAGCAAAAGCTAGGAAGAAAAGCGGTAAGTAATGACTTCTGTATTAGATCAAATTAAGTCTGCTAAAAAAAATAATACATTTCTGCATATAAAAAATTTTAATAGCGATGTGCCGTCATGGGATAATTTTATTAATAACCTAAACTATAAGTATAATAACAACTACGAAAATAAAAAAAATGAGGATAGAAGATTTTTTACAAATAATGATGTCAAGACTGAAATTTTTTCTCAGTATGACAAACTAGATGCATTTGCACACTACTCTTATGTATTTAAAAACAATGAGAGTTTTTTTAAAGAAAACTACCTACCTGGCTGTGAAGACATAGCAAAAATGCTATATGAATCATTAGAAGAAGATAAGCAATTTATACATGCAACTGCAATAACAAATTTTATTAAGCATGATAAGGAGTATGAAATTCATTTTGATGGAACTGAGGTAATTAATTGGCATTGTATTGGGAAAATAGAATGGAAAGTCTATGACGAAAATGATAATTGTTCTGTTTTGCAAATAGATCCAGGCGATTTAGTTTTTATTCCTGCTAAAATGAAGCATCAGGTTATAATATATGAGCCTAGAGCTTCAATAATATTTGATTTCTTTTTAAAAGAAGATGCAGCATAATCTTTATGAAAAATAAATACAGTCATATAGAAAAAGATTTGTCTCCTGATAATTTTATTTCAAAAAATGTTAGAAAAGGAATTAAATTTTATAAAAAAGATGGATATTTTTACAGCGATATTTTATTTTTTTATGAAACTTCATTAACCAGCGGTGAGGCATTTGAATATCAAATAAACTCTCAGGGGTTTAGGGGAAAAGACTTTAGCGAATTTAATGACAATAACATCAATATATTATTTGGTGGATGCTCACAAACACTTGGAGTTGGACTGCCAGAAAAAAATACATGGTATTCAAAGCTATCTAATAAAATAAAATTATTGCATGAAGGCAGAGACGTTGATTTTTATAATGTTGGTGTAAATGGAGGAGGCATTGATCTTACTATAAAAAATGTTATTGCTTTTATAAGAAGTGGCAAAATCCCAGATTATTTATTTTTATTCCTACCAGAATCTTCTAGAACTATTTGTTTTGAAGAAAAAACAAAAAAATTTCAACCCTACTTGTTAACTAATCCTCGTGATGAAGATAAAGATTACTATTCTAATAAATATATACACGAGAATAAACTACTTACAAATTTTATGTTATTGTCAATGCTAGAAGAAATATGTAAATTCTCAGGTATAAAGTTATTGTGGACAACATGGTGGCTTGATGACAATAGCCTATATTCTAACTCATCATTTAATAATTTCTTTGCTATGAGCAAAGAATTGCCTTATCATGTTGTTCTTGAAAAAGAAGGTAATGAGTTTAATGTTGCATACTTTAATGAAGAGTTTGAAAATAATGACAATGAATCATATTGGCATGTTGCAAGGGATGGAAGTCACTATGGTTCGGCTGCAAGCAACTTTATTGCTGAAAGTTTTATGAAAGAATTAAATAGGGTTAAGTAATGCCAGTATACGAATATAAATGCTCATACGACGAAGCCCATCCATTAATGTCAGTACATAGATCAATTGTAGATAGTGATCCTGGATACACCTGTGTTGAATGCGAATCTAATATGATTAGACATTTTACACCATTTGGAATACAATTTAAGGGTAGTGGATTTTACAAGACAGATAACGGGGGATAGAATGCAAAGAGATACTATAGAAGAGTTTATGAAATTAATAAAAAAATCTATAGAGTTAAATAAACCACTTTTTATAAAATCTTACATGGATTATAGTTTTACATGGGAACACATAATAGATGCAATTGATATTTCTTACAACACCAAGATCCCTTTGCCAAAAGACGTCGTAGTGGATGACCCAGATCATCTGATTGATCTTCAAATGGCACAGCCAAATAAACTTAAAACATCTTTTGATAAGCCTGTTACATTTCACGCTTTAGACCTTTTGTCAGCAAACAATAAATTTGATTCAAAAGAGTATGATGAGGTTAAAGAAATGAAAGAAATTCTTCAAAAAACAGATATCGGGCGATACGTTTATGACAAGTTTGCAATAAATATGGCAAAAAATGGATATTACGTGCTGCCACACAGAGACTCGCATCACGTTTTGTTGACTCAGGTAATTGGCAAATCAAAATATGTAATACATGAATCATTAGAGTCTGATCCGTATAGCGAGCTTATTGATGTGTCTGAAAGAAAATTTACAGAGTATGATATGGAAAAAAATGATATTCTTTTTATGCCCAAAGGAACAATCCATTCAATAGAAAATTCAAGCCCACGTGTTAGCTGTATATTTGATATAAAAGATACTGTTTAACATAGTACTGCTATATAATCCTAAGTAGGGTATAATTAACTAAGTAAAAAATAGTTTGTCAGGGAGCATTTTATGGTAACACCACTTTTCTCCACCTACCCAGAAAAAAGTACATCAGGAACTTGGGATGCTAAGTTTGCATTTCACAGTGGAATAGATGTTTCAGTTCAAAATTCTGGATATGAAGCAAACAAGATAGGTTATTATCACTGTGTTGGGGATTTAGTTCATTGGGAGTTTAGAATGTTAATGGGCAATCCAGTATCTTGGGGATCTGCAGGAACTTGGGCTTTTGAATTGCCATTTCCACCATATTTTGCAAATGATTCCGTCACAGGAAGTCCAATTAAAAATGCTTATAATAGAACCATTGCTCATGGATGGTTTAGAGTTCTAGCAGATGTAGATCCAACTCCAGAGTACGGCCTTCTGACGGCAGAAAATACTTGGCAAGATGATGAATCGCATTTTCTAAATGCAAATGCAATATTAAGAACTTACGCAAGAACAGAAACTGGAAACTATATTAATAGTGTTCCTGGATATCCATATCCAGCAACATGGCCTACCAGCGCTGATTTGGTTGGAATGGCATTCCTTACTGCACTAAATCAACAGCCAGAAACACCAGAAAACACAAAAACAATAGGATATAAAAGTATAAATTCAACTTGGCCAGCAAATCTTGTTCAGGCTTTGGCTGACAACACTGACGAAATTCCTGCAAATAACGCAAGTGAATTGACACCACAAGGAAGAAACGAAAACGTAATACAGTTTAACTTTTCTGGCGTATATAGAAAAGCATAATATAGTGAGATAATAATGCGGTATAATTGCTAAGTAACAATATATGTTATGTAGGAGTTATCATTGAAGAGAGAAAAGTTATTTAGAATAACAGCGTCCATAATGCTTGCATTTGGATGGCTTTTTATGTCCCCCGCTTATTCTGATGACCCACTAAGCTTGGCAGCTCAAGAAATTCAAGAGCTAAATAACAGCATAGATGACCTTGGATACAAGGATGAATTCATATCCTTAATTGAACAGGCAGAAGATAAGTACGCCCTTGCGGTATCTGCACAATCAACTCAGTCTCAAACCTCTGACCTATATGATGATTCTCTTGACGCAGAATCCACGGCACTTGAAGAAAAAGACTTAGCCCAATCAGCAGTAGACGGACAAACAGTAACAGTAGCCACTGCTTTAGACAATAAGAATGATGCCTACGATGCCCTTGAAGTAGCAAACATCAATCTGTCAAACGCTCAGCAAGCATTAGACAGTGCTGGTTCTGCTGGTCTGGCATATGATGTTTATAGTTTAATTAGGGTTGATGGCCTTGCAGCCACAGATGAATTCTTATGTAGTGGAACACTAAATGGAAACTATATGACTCGCCCAGTTTGTGGTAATAGATATGAAAACTTTATAGTTAAATTTACTGGAAAAATAACAGTACCATCATGGTTTACACAAACATATTTTGCAGGTTATACAGATGATGGTTTTAGAATGTATGTCGATGGTCAACTTGCTGTTGATAACTGGGTGGAGCAAGGAACAATTTGGAGTGATTACTCTCCCGTATATGATGTTAGTGAAGACAAAACTTTAGATGTAGAAATATGGTGGTACAACGGAGGAGGCCCTGGATCCTACCTTCTTGGCTGGGGAATCCCTGGAGGGTGGACTAGTGCAGGTTGTGACTATGCTGGCAACCCAAGAGTATGGGGACAAGACTTTAGTTGCAATCTTAATACATTTTCTCATGGATCTGGAGCAACCCAAGAACAAACAAACGCCTACAACAACGCACTTGCTGAAAAGAACTCAGCACAAGATGTATATAATGACAAACTAAATGTTTATAATCAAGCAGTTTCAACATTAAATGGTTACAATCAAACACTAACTAATAAAACAAATGAATATAACAACTCAGTTTTAAATGTTGCAACGGCACTCCAAAATAAAAATAATGCAATCAGCGCATACAATCAAGCAATTAGTAATGTTAACAGTGCAATTGATGACGCATGGCGTTACTATGATGAGCAGTCACAAAGAGAAATTCAATCTGCCATTGCTCAAGCAGCAGCAAACGCTGCAGCCAATCAGCCTACCCCAGAGCCAAGTCCTGAACCAACTGCTGAAGAGCCACCTACTCCTGAGCCAAGTCCAGAGCCAACACCAGAAGAGCCTCCTACACCAGAACCAAGCCCTGAACCTACACCAGAAGAGCCTCCTACACCAGAGCCTTCTCCAGAGCCAACAGTGGACCCTACAGACCAGCCTACACCTGAGCCTACCCCAGAGGAGCCACCAACACCTGAACCTACCCCAGAACCAACTGAGGAGCCTGCCCCAGAACCATCTCCAGAACCTGGACCAGAACCAACGCCAGAAGAAAACCCCTGGAATGAACCAGATGTAGAAATTACTGATGAAGTATTAGCAGCACTTGTTCCTGAAAAAGGAACGGGAACGGAAGAGGATCTATCTAATGTTATTGCTAACCTTACAAGCATAGATAATAAGTTAGTTACTCTTTCCCCTGAACAAGTAACAGCAGTTAGCCAAACACTTAGATCCTTGACTCAAGAAGCAAAGGCTGAGGTTGCAGAAGACCTTGGCATTAAGCCTTCAGAGGTTGCACAAATTGCTGAGCAGATGAAGTCTAACCCAGCACTGGCAGAAGCATTCGTTGAGTTTACAGATAGAGAGGCGGAGGCAGGAGAAACTCCAATGCCATTTACATTAGCAGATGCGGTAACAGAAGTACAAACAGAAGCATTCTTAGCAGACCCACTTGGAGCGGTATTTGAAGTGGATGTTACAGAACTCCTATCTAATTTCTCTGAATTAGGTATGGATATGACAGATGATCAGAGAGAAAAAGCACAGGAAGTAATTGTCCCAGTGGTCATTGCATCACAAATTGCAGGGGCAATGATAAGGAGGAATAAATGAAAATAATCAAAAAGGCATTTAATCTAATAGGCAAGGCTATTAGGGGCTTGGCTAAGTGGTTTAAAGATGCAGGAATGGAGCTAATTGCCCAGGCATTCACCCTCCTTGGATTCTTTATTGCATGGTTAACTTTGACTGGCTCAGCTAGAGATATCGTTGGTATAGCAGTATTAATAACTACTGTAATTTGGCTAGTAACTATACCACTTAGAAAAGACGATAAATAGTGTATAATTGTACTATGAGGAAAATATTTTCTATTGCTTTAGCAGGCTTACTAATGATATCATTAAGTGCATGTTCACCAGAATCTTTAAATAGATACCGATATCCATGCCAAGATCCTAAAAATTGGGAAATTGCAGAATGTAATCCTCCAGAATGCGAAGCTACGCAGACTTGCACAAAAGATGTAATAAAAATTACACCTAACACACCAGAACAGGAAATAACAAATGGCTAAACAAAAACTAACGCCCGCAGACTTAGATGCTCGATTAAAGTTTATTCTAGGAATAACTCTTGGAAGTATTCTTTTTATGACAGCTCTTGGAATTATCTATGGGCTGTTGTTTGTAACACAACCTATTGGAGCTCAGTCAGAAAATGACAAAATGTTTTTCAATGTTCTAGGTAGCATTGCAACATTTATTACAGGAACACTTGCAGGAATTCTAATTGGTAACTCAGGCGCTAAAGATATTATGGCAGCACAGATACAAAATAAAGAAGTAGATGCAAAAAATACACAGGCAGATAAAAAATTAGAAGCAGAAATTGATGCAACTGCAGCTCGTTTGGCAGCAAAGCCAGATGGAGCAATGCCAGAAGAGCAACCAGTTGATCTAGATTGGGATAAAGACTAATGGCAGAACAAGGTACAGCAGCTCGTCTAATAGAAGTTGCTACAGCAGAGCTAGGAACTATTGAAGGTCCTAAAGACAACGAAACTAAATACGGTGCTTTTATGAAAGCAAACTTCCAACCATGGTGCGGAAGTTTCGTAAACTGGTGCGGGTCAGAATCTGGCGTAAAGATTCCTAATACTGTTTACACACCAGGAGGTGCAGCAGCATTTAAAAAAGCTGGTGCTTGGATTGATGTAGATGTTGCAGATCCAGAGCCAGGAGATATAGCGTATTTTGATTTCCCTTCAGATGGCGTCGATAGAATTTCTCATGTAGGTATTGTTGTTAAAGACAATGAGGATGGAACTGTTTGGTGTATAGAAGGAAACACATCTTCAAAAAAGTCTGGAAGCCAAAGAAATGGCGGAGAAGTTTGCAAACAACTTCGTGCTTACAAGAAAAATAAAGCTGGTGTTCTTATTTCAATCGTAGGATTTGGAAGACCAAAGTTTGGTGGATCAGCAAAGATTGAAACAAAGCCTTCATCAAAGCCATCTACATCACAAAAGATACCAGCAAAGGTAGATCCTAAAGTTAAAGCGGCAATTGATTTATTAACTAAAAACGGATACACTGTATCAAAGTAAATGAATAAATATTTGATTAAGCTAGAAATCTCAGTAGAGGTTGAAGCTTTTGATGAAGAGGACGCAAAGGAATATGTATCAGACATATTTGGTGTTGATGATGAAGTCAAATCTGTTAAGATATTGACTGTAAAACAAAAGAGTTAGGCTAAAAAATTAAAGTTGTTGTTGTAACTGGAGCAAGTTTTGGTATTGGTAGGGCCGCAGCCCTAGGATTTGCAAAACTTGGGTACAAGGTTTTTGCTTGCGCTAGAAGGAAAACGCTTTTAGAACAATTAGTAAATGAAGGCGGGGATAATATTATCCCAGTTGTTATCGATATAACCTCATCAAACTGCTCAGAAATATTAAATAGCGTAATTGGAGAATTAGGCGTAGATGTATTAATAAATTCTGCTGGCGGTGATTTTACTGGACCCAAGAAAGAAGGATTTGTTGGCTTTGATGTAAAAGAGTTTAAAGAATCTTTTAATTTAAATGTATTTGGAACTTTTGAAGTCATTAAAACAATTATTCCCAAAATGAAGAAATCTGAAAGCCCAATAATATTTACATTAACTTCTGTGGCTGGTTATACTGGACTTGATAATGTTGGCCTACCTTATCATTTAGCTAAAAATTCAGAGGGCAAAATGCTTGACTTTTTATCAAAGAAGATCTATTCTATACGTAGTACAGATTTAATAATTTCTACAGTAAATAGCTTTAAAAAAGAAAATATGGAAGATTCATCAATGACACCTGAAGATATCTTTAGTGTTATTAAATTTATTTGTGAGTCACCAAAATATTTAACAGTTGATAAAATTCATCTGAGACACATTAATTCTGGAGGAGCAATTTAGTGATATGCCTTAATGAATCTGGAATAAATGTTTTAAAAAAGAGGGCTGAATCAAATAGCATAGAGATTAGATGGAATAATTATGATGTTATTCTCTGGCAAAAAAATTCTTCTGGGTTTTTTAATGTAAATGGAGAATATAGAAAAAACAATTGGGGCATTAGTAGCAAATTTGCTGTTAATAAAGATGGAGTTTGGGTATTGCCAACAAAGTATGTCAAATATTTTAAATGAATTAGATTCAGACGAACAGTCAATTAGATGGTGGCACCTGGCTGCATGTAGCGGCATGGACACTAATCTATTTTTTGATAAATACGAATCTGATATAAATATGGCAAAGGCTATAGATCAATGCTGCCTGTCTTGCCCAGTTATGAAAATATGCCACAAGTCTGGGATTGAAAATAATGAGTACGGTGTTTGGGGCGGAGTATATTTATCTTCAGGATTAATTGATAAAATGAAAAATGTTCATAAGACAAAAGATATATGGAAACAGATTAGAGCAAAACAAAATGTCTAATGTGTATGACAATAAGCATTTTAAATATGGAATGAACCAATGGACTGGTGAGCCAAACAAACCAGTTTTTTACAATCTAGAAATGAAAAATAGATTAAGAGAGCTTAAGAAGCCAATGTTTTTATTAATGGATGTTGTTCAGTATCCAGAGTTTTTAGCATTAAGATTGTATGAAGATAACTTTATTCAATTTGATGGAATTGAAAAAGAAAAGGTTATTGATTATGTTTCAAGGGCAAAGAAGCTCCTTGAATCTTACGGCGTTAGAGTCGAGTTAGAAGGAAAACCACATGGGTAACCAAAAACAATATCTAGAGGATTATCGGACGGCCAGCGAGCAGCAGCTTAATAAGACACACTTTCAAGTTGTAGATGAATTTGTAGAGGCTAGTAAAAACCAGTTTGATAAGTACATGTTGACAATTGCAAGAGACGGGGAACAGCCAGTTAGATCGATCCGTGAGTTTAACAATGCGGTTGACGCTGTAAACGTTTATAACTCATACACTGACTGGGGATTTGCAAAGGACTACCTTACTGTTCGCTTATATCAACCAGGTGGATTTATGTCAGAAAAGGTATTAAGAAGAGTTCATATTGGAGGATCCAGCGGCGACTGTACTTTTATTAAAGAAGACTATATTCAAGCTGCAAAGATTATGCTAAAATATAAGGATACGATGGAGTATGATAACTACCAGCAGATTGTTAAAGATTTTGCTGGACTATTTTCAAGAGACAACATCAGGTTTGATGTAAGTCGTTTTTTTAAAGCAACAGAATGCGAAGAGGTTTTTGAATGAGTGAAAAGATATTTTGTTATTCATGTAACAAAACAAAGAACAGTCTGAACTTAAAAAAATCATCATTATTGACAATCAATTTGTTCTTATGTCAGACATGTATAGACAACAAGTTTGAGCCTAGATGGGTAGTATTAATTGCTGGCAGACAAAATGGTCACGAGCATGTTAAAGATTTTATACAGAAAAAAAGATATGTTGGTGCAGAAATTTCAGCTTCAGAGCTATTAGTTTAAACTAATTATAAGGTATAATATGATATATAATGGAAATATCATATATAACAATATTAATATCAATATTAGCAGCCACCCTCAGCGGTTTTGGAACTGCAATAGTTGCTGGAGTTAGAGACGCCAAAAAGGAAAGAAATAGGCGGGAAGAAAAAGAAAAAGACCAGCTTAGATTAGATATGAAAGACCTTAAAATTGAGTTATATCAATTAGAAAAAGAATTAACTGAGTGGAAAGACAAATATTATAAAGCTATCCAGGATTTAATTGAAATGAAATCTGAATTAGATAGTGTAATCAGCCAATTAAATCACTTAGAATATCATGAGATCCTGGACACAGAATAATTAAAATAGTACAATAGTATTATGACTTGTATTGTTGCAATTGCCCAAGGTGGTGTCGTTTATATGGCATCAGATCATGCTGCATCAGATGATAAAACTGGATGGATACTATCAAGAAAAGAACCAAAGTGTTTTAAAGTTGGTCAGTATGCTATTGCATTTACAGATTCATTTCGCATGGGGCAAATTCTTCAGTACATGTGGACGCCTCCAAAATATACACCAACAAAAACTAATTCTGGTTTAGATAAGTTTATGAGAACTAAGTTTGTTGATTCAGTTAAGCTTGCGTTTAAAGAGCATGGGTATGGAAGCATTGGGTCATCTTCAGAAGAAGATACTGGTGGTATTTTTATAGTTGGTCTTGAAGGTAGAATCTTTACTATAGATGAAGACTTTCATGTTGGAGAAAATATTGTAAACTACATGGCAGAAGGAAGCGGCGGACAGATAGCACTTGGAGCACTGCATGCAACAAAAAATCAAAAGAACCCTAGACTTAGATTAAAAGCAGCATTAGAAGCAGCAACTGAGTTTAATATGAGCGTGGCAGCCCCCTATACATACATTCAAGTTTAGTGTATACTTAGACAATGGACATCAATGACCTAAGACCAGATTACTCTCAGTCAATGGACGTAAGAGGTGTACCAACACATGTATGCCCATGTGGTTGTGAAATATGGAACCTTAAAGTTATTTTTGATAATTGCGAAATTGCAACTTATTTTTTAGATATGGAGTGTGCTAATTGTGGCACACTGGCAACTGCACCAACGCCACTTGATAGAGAAGAAGAAGAATGAGATCACAAAGAAGAATAGATTTGTTAGAACTTGAACTATATAAGCTTAGAATTGAATTAGATATAATGCACGAAATCATGAGTAATATTATTAACACACAAACTCAGGCAGCTGAGCTTAAAAATATGGATTCTGGTAAATGGTATCCACGCAAGAACCCAACACAAAACTAAAAACTATTGACAAGCAGCACTTTATTTAGTAAAATTAGTCTTATGAAAAAACTAATTGCAGTTGGTCTTATTTCCGTTTCAATTTCAATTATGGCAACGCCTGCACAGGCAAATTTAAAGACACGGACTTTAGTTCCAACTCTAGCCATTTTAGACACCGCCTTGGATACATCAATACCATTAATTAAATCAAGATTATCTGGAGAAGTTTGCATACTTGATTGGCCATCTTGTCCCAATGGTAGTTCTTTTATGGAAGGCGAAGGGTCCACCACTCTTCCAATGAACATTCTTTCTAATATAAACTTTAGTCACGGTACTCAAATGGCTTCAGTAGCATTGCAAAGTAACCCAGATTTAAATATAGTTTTTGTTAGAATCTTTGGGAACACTTCATCAGGAGAAAGAGAAAGAACTGGGATTAGTACTTTAGTAAATGCATTAAATTGGGTTAGTGTTAATAGGGAAAAATATAACATAGTTGCGGTATCTGCATCGCAGGGAGCATCTGGGCCTGTTATTAATAAGCCATCAAACTCAAGCTATTGTGCAGTAACACCTTTAGATAAAGTAGTTACTGATTTGAGCAACTCTGGTATTCCAGTATTCTTTCCATCTGGAAACAGTGGTGCAGATCCTAGAATGAAAAACAAAATTGAATGGCCATCGTGCATAAGTCAGTCCATTGCAGTTGGTGGAGTTTTTGTTAATGATGAAATAGGAAAATCAATTAAGCCAAAGCTTAACATACAAAGTAATTATGACAAAAATCTTGTTGATATCTGGGGGGAATGGAATAGTAAGTCTATTTACCCTGGTAATATAAATGGAATTTCTATTGGAACTTCTGTTTCAACTCAAGTTATTGCCGCAAAATATGTGGCTTTAAAGGCTGCAAAGCCAAACTTTTCTTCTGCACAGATAATTACGTTGATGAAATCATCTTCTGATATAGTGGTTAATTCAGCAAAACAAAGGGTTTATTTATTTAATCTAAGAAAGGCTATCAATGGATAAAAATGTAACCGTAATGCAAGCAATAGTTGAAGATGTTGCAACAGAGCTATATCAGTTGTGGTACAACTCAGTTCCAGCCGAACAGAGAACAGAAGAATCTTCTAAGGCAATGGCAAAAAATGCTTCAGAGACAACATTCTTTGTAGTACAAAAGTTTATGGATAAATTTAATGCAGAAGCAGAAAATCTGAAATCTGTTGACAAAGGCTCTGAAATTTAGTATTATACTTATATGATAGTAACTGATGAGAATTTCGATAGCGTAGTATCTAGTCATAAAACTATACTTATCGATTTTTGGGCACCCTGGTGTGGCCCATGCAAAAAGGTGTCTCCAATATTAGATGAGATATCTTCAGAGAGTGGATTATGGGTTGGAAAGTTAAATGTTGATGAGAATCCTATCAAATCAGCGGAATACTCAATAACCTCAATCCCATACATGGTACTATTTAGATCTGGAAAGCCAGTTAAAACTATTACTGGTGCAAAACCTAAGCATATTATGCTGGAAGAGCTTTCAGAATGGATCTCAGAATGAAAATGAAACTATTTAATTTCTGGATTAAATTTGGATATCGTAAGGGTTGGGTTTCGGATGTATTTTGCGATACACACGATGGTCCGCCTTTAACGGATGAAGAAATGCAAGAATGGGAAGAAGGAGGAGATCCCTGCTCTTTCCATGTAAAAATAAATGCACTACATTAAATTTCTGTAATCGCAAAGGTTACAGAGGAAATAAGGAGAATAAATTAAATGAACTCATTTAAGAAAATCGCACTAGCCATGGTTGCAGCCATGACTTTGGGCACAATGGTAGCAACACCTGCAAGTGCTGCTGTAATGACAGTCGCTGTCGATCTCGCTGGAACGGCTAACACAACTGCCTCAGCAATCGCAACACCTGCATCATTGCCAGTCCCAGCAGACAACACAGTTGACGCTGCTGACGCACTTAAGTTCGTCGCAACAGTTGACACAGGAACAGTCGTTTCTGTAGTAACAACAAACGCAACAATCGTTTCTGCACTACACACAACCGCTGCACCAGTAACATCGGCATCAGGCTCTTCAAGCCTAAGCATTGCAACTGGTACAGGAACAACTGCAACATTCTATGTCTACACAAAGACAACAGCAATCGGTACAGTTGTAATTACCAATGGTGGAACACAACTTACATACTACGTACAGGGAACTGCTGGTAAGATTAATAACCTAACAGTTTCTGCTCCAGCATCTGGTGCTGCAGGAACAAAGCAGGATATTCTAGTCACAGCAACAGACGTATTTGGAAACAAGGTTTCTGCTAAGTCTCTTACTGCAACAGTATTTGCTGCTACAGCAACACTAGATTCAGCAACAGCAACAACTGGTGCTACACTTTCAGACTTTGGAGTTGCAAAGTTTACCGCAACACTTCCAACAACTGGAACACGAGCACTAATTATGTTTGCTCCAACTACATCAACTGACGCAAATTCAGCAGATGTCGTTGGCCTAACTGCTCGCACACTTGCACCATTTGCTGAGGTAACAGTTCGTGATCTAGTATCAGAACTTGCAGCACAAACTGCTGCTAAGGATGCAGCACTTGCTGCTAAGGCAATCTCAGATGCTGCAGTCGTAAAGGCTGCTTCAGATGCTGTTGCTGCTAAGGCTGCTTCAGATGCTGCTCTCGCAGCAGAGAAGGCTGCTTCTGCAACTGCACTTGCTGCCGAGAAGGCTGCTTCTGCTAAGGCACTTGCTGATGCAAAGGCTGCTTCGGATGCAGTTGTACTTGCTAAGGATGCAACCATCGCTAAGCTAACAGCAGATAATGCTGCTGCACTTAAGTCAATCAAGACCGCTTTCAATGCACTTGCAAAGAAGTGGAATGCAAAGAATCCAAATGCAAAGGTTACTTACCTAAAGTAATTAGTTAAATAATGGGGCAGGTGCACGTGCCTGCCCCATTACTACTATTATGATAAAATAGATATTATGGAATGGGATCATTTTCACACAATTAAAAAAAAAGTTTTAAACGAATTAATTAATGAAATAGAAAATTTAGAATTTCCGCCAGACTGGAGACCTAAAGATGTTTTAGCTCTCGTACTTAGAAAATTAAAAGAAAAAGAGGAATCATGTTAACTAAATTAAAAATAAATATTCTGGGTTGGCTCGGTGTCACACCAAAAGAAGTTGTGTTTGAAAAAATTGACACTGTTGTTATTAAGAAAGCTGCCAAGAAGGCACCAGCCAAGAAGGCACCAGCCAAGAAGGCACCAGCCAAGAAGGCACCAGCCAAGAAGGCACCAGCCAAGAAGGCACCAGCCAAGAAGGCACCAGCCAAGAAGTCTTCAGGCGGAGGAAAAGGATCTGCAGTACTATAATGGAATCTAAAAAGAGAAGTTCTATTAAGGCAATAAGCTATACTGCATTTCACGTAGGTGTTGCTAGCTTACTATTCTCGTATTTAATATATGTTATTACTGGTGAATGGGAAAACGAATACTTAGAGCCCATAACTATAGGTTTTCTAGTATACGTTGCTTGGGAAATTGTTGGATACTTTATATTTGAAAGAATTTGGAATAATCGCTGGCTCAGGAAGATCAAATAATTAAACAATGAAATTTCATTGGATGATCAGGCATGAAGATACAAGCCCAGATGGTTTAAAAAAAGCTTTTAACTATATTAATAGCTTTGGGTATAACTCATGCATGTTAACTTACCATTCAAGAGAAAATGACATGTTTATTAAGCTTGCTAGGGCAATAGACCCAAGCATAGCGTTAAAATATATTATAGCAATGAGAACCTATGCCATAAGCCCAGAGTACCTTGGGCTTATGGTAAAAGGCTTTGAAGAGATTGCAAAAGATAAGATTATGTTTAATATAGTTGCTGGGGACCTACATGCAAATGAAACTAGTGTAGAGGATATGGTTGATTCTACTATGTTGGCCACATCCCAGGATAGAGTTAAATACACTGGGTTATGGTTAGAAAAATTCGTTAACTTGGAAATTTTAAAAGGCCGCATTCCGAAGATGTTTATGAGCGGAACTTCAAAAGCCACATTTGAAAACTGCAAAAAATTTAATGGCGGTGCCATGGTAATGGTTGATTATTATATGGAAAATAAAGAGTTCCTATCTCAATTTGATACCAGGTGTGTAAGTCTACAGATATGTATTAGAGATACAGATGAAGAAGCTAATGAAGTAAAGCATGCAAATTATGATGGGGACAAGCTAAAGTGGTGCTATTTTTATTCAGAAAAGACTTTATTGGAAAAGCTAATTGATCTGAAAAAAAATGGAGTAACTGATATAATGGTTACTGGACTACCATTTGACCCTGAAGTTTATAGGGTTCATGAATTTATAAAGAAAAATATGGAGATTTTTAATGGATGATGTAAAGATAATTAATAATTTTATATCTAAAGAAGATATTGATATATTTAGAAAATACATAGACAACAATTGGGAAGATCAGACCTTGTTTAGACATAGGGTTGGGTTAGCATTCAATAAAGGATTAGCAGTGAGAGCTGTTTTCCCAGACGAGAAGCCAGCATCATTATTTAAAGAGCTAGAAGACATAGTGTATAAACATTCTGAAAAATTTTTAAACCTATCTAAAGATCTTTTTTCTGACGATAGAGAGGTTTATTTTTATGGCGTATCTATTACTAGATTGAGCAAAGATATTCAAATAAGAATTCACGCAGACATCCATGAAGACTTTAGTGATTTAGTTTATTCTGGAGTAATGTATTTAAATGATGATTATGAGGGTGGAGAGATAACATTTGTTGATAGCCACGAGTTTACCGAAAAAGATATAAAGATGGATTACTCTAAAGGATTGCTGGTTCCATTTCCTATTTATGAAGACTCATTAGGAGGATTTTCCTATAAGCCTGTAGCTGGAGATATTGTTATATTCCCAGCTAATAAGTTGCACGGAGGTAAGGTGGTAATTGATGGAACTAGGGACGCAATAGTCTTTTGGTCTACGTTATCAAAAGAGTACGCATTTGAAGGTTTTGACTCAGACAGAGTCTTAAAAAAGATAAGAAGCTGATAGGTTGAATATGCATGTTTAGTGGATTTTGTGAAATAAAAGGCTGTGGGAAAAAAGCAACAAGACTTTCAGGGCACCAATCTGGCCCAATAATTGATATATGTGATGATTGCTGGCATGAGCAATATAAGTCCTAATCAACTAAATGCTATAATAGTTCTATAAGCGGAATACTAGTCCCGCTTAAATAAATAACCTATAGGAGTAATAACATGTCAGACGGAAAAGATTTAAACGGATTTACATCACCAAAGGTAAACGATTCAACCGTATGGGGCAATAACGAGCAGTATGCAGCTGATCCAAAGGCAGCATTCCCATCAACAGACGTTTCAAACCAAGCGCAGGCTCAGGGACCTAAGTAACATGTGCTTTGAGTGCGGTTGCGAAAGCGTAGGAAGTGAAACTGGAGTTAAAGAAGTTAGCATCCAGGATGTATCAGATCAAAGGAATCAATAATGTGTAAAGATTGTTCATGTGGAAAAGATGAGCAGATTCAAAATGAATCAGGTCCATCACCAGCTAGTAACAATGTTGTGACTATATCACAAATTAAAGGTGCATAGTGTCAGAAAATGTTGTAAACTCTGGAGAGGCAACTAAAAAAAATCCTTCTCAGGGTAAATTTAAATCTGGTATTCATGAAAAAAGACCTCCAATGAAAGTGGATGTTAATAAACATGGCATAAGGAGAGAAACTCCTGCAGTTCCACCTAAAAAGGTGGGCAGGAAAAAAATATAATGTCTCCAAAAAAATTTGGTAAACACCCATCTTTTAATGATACTATCATAAAAGATGGAAAGATTATAAAAATTAGAAAAGACGGTAGAATTAAATCTATTGTAGATGATTATCATCCAAATCATAAAGGGGATAAAAAATTAGAAAACTTCAAGACGGAACAGAAGTAGAAGAATTTTCACACCCCATAGATTTAATAATACATACTAAAGCGCCAGCTAAATGGAAAATTATTGATATGGAAACTGGTCAAGAATACATTGGAAACCAAGATCCTCATGAAACTTTTTCTGAAGTATTGAGATCTAAGGTTTTTAATGGTAAAATTGGACAATGGAAGAAAATAAAAGGGAGAATTAAAAATGAATGAAGATTTAAAGCCAGCTGGGTGGATAGACGAAGATTTAATTGAAGAAGCTGTAAGTTTTCTTTTTAAAGATTTAAATTTAGAAGACTATAAATATTTAAATATTCATTTTATACCCAATATTCTTAGCGACATGTGCTCTGTTGAAGTAAAAGAATTAAGAGATGGCTATCAGATGATTGATGGAATAGCATTGGTAATAGTAACCTGTAATTCTAATGAGGAAAAAGATCAGTGGATAAAGGAAAATGATATTCCAGATTCCTGGAATGTATTTTTAGATCACGATAGAGATATATCTAAGAAGTTTTCTAATTTAAATATAGAGTATGATATCCCAGACAGGCTTTCCTGTCTAGTTGATATAGATGGCCATTTACTTTGGTCAATGAAAAGTGGATTAGCAGAAAAAAGAGATATGCTTCTTTCAAATAAATTTAATAAGAGTTTTGAAAATTTAATAGATATAGCAGAATAGTTTTATGAAGCAGTTGTATTTTTTGCATATTCCAAAAACTGCTGGTAAGTTTATTTCTAGTGAAATATTAAACTCTATACCAAATCATTCAGAATCTTTATATATAAGCACTCATTTTCCTAATAACAAAGAGTTTATAAAAGATAAAATATACATATCTGCACATGCTGGAACATATATACCTGAAAATATAAAAGATATTGATGTGGCTACAGTTGTTAGAAATCCAATTGATGCAAGGGCAAGCTATTTTAATTTTATATATCATATGTATTTAGACACAAGAAAAGAATATATTGATCTTGGTACAATGCGTGAAAAGTTCCTGTATTATTTATTTGAAGATAAAAATTTTTTAATTCACAACAATTATCAAAGCAGATTTTTATGCAATCCTTCCGATGAAAGATCCTGGGACAGAAAAGCATTTTTTGAAATTCATTCACCTGACATTTTTAAAAAATATCAAGAAGGGCTTGCTTTTGACTGGTTTGTTGGTAATGAAAATACATCATTGGATTTAGCTATTAAGAATATATCTAATTTTAAAATAAAAAATACTGTAGACAGATTAGATTTATTTTTAAATAGCATATCTAAATGGTTTTTATTAAACCATGGGTTGCAAATAAAATTTAATCAAAATGAAAAAACAAATGAAAGCCTATCCACTCATAACGGCGTAGAGTATTCATCTAAAGATTTAATAGATTTGCTTACCGAAGAAGAGATTTCTAGCATTTTATATTTAAATAGCATAGACTATGCTGTTTATAATTTTGTAAGGGAGCAAGAAAAAGATGATTAGTGTAAGTCCCAATAGACCAATGAAAGAGCTAGAAGATTTCAATTTTAGGCTTGCAGGATTTTACGATGTAAGCAATATTTTAGATATAACTAATTCATTTATAGACGAGTGGAATATATACACTTCAAGACAAAATGAGGTATACGATAATAGAGTTAATCCGCACTTGCATACAAATACATATATTATACAGGACCACCCGCTAGATTGGGTATTTGGTCAGCCAATTAAATCTGAGGCAAAAGATAAAAAGTGCTTAGAATCAATATCTCACATAATAAAAAATCTTGAGGAAGAGATTGTTGGAAAAGCGGCAAGGGTTCTTTTGATAAAGCTTGGATCTAAAAAAGATGTTGCTGTGCACATGGACGGTGGTGACTATTTGTCAACAGTTAGAAGATTCCATATACCCTTAATAACAAACGATTCAGTGTCATATACTGTTGATAATGAAACTATACACATGAAAGCATCTGAATGTTGGGAAATAAACAATCTAAAATACCATTCTGTTAAAAATGATGGCGAAGAAGATAGAATACATCTGCTTGTAGACATATTACCAGAGTATTCTTTTAAGGTGTATAGTCCTGAATTAGATAAAAAAATAAGAATTGTTGAAAATTTTATATCAGAAGATGAAGCCAACTTTTTTATAGATTACATAAATAAAAATAAAGATGATAAATCTAAGTTTCCCTTAACAAAAGGTGAGGTAAGGGGAAAAATTAGAAGCGAGGCTAACATACCAGAGCTCGTACCTTTAAAAAAACATGAAGAGATACTAGATGCTATAAAAAATATTTCAAAAAGAACAATGGCCGAGTTTAAAGATATTAGTGGGCAGGAAGACCTATGCACCTCAGCTTTTTGGATGACAAGGCTGGGACCAAAAACTATACTTCCTATGCACCCAGATGATCATAAGTATGCCACACACCTGTACATGAGCTCAGTTATATACCTAAATGAAGATTATGAAGGAGGCTACTTAAAGTTTGGAGATGTTGATTTAACATATAAGCCTAAAAAGTATAGTGCAGTTTTTTTCCCATCTTCCTATTTGCATGAAGTTACTAGAATAATTAGCGGGATAAGGATGACTTTGCCAAATTGGGTATCAATCGGTCAAGAAAGAGACATATTCAGAGATAACCCTATAGTGTACGATCCAAGAACTTTGTTTGGAAGTAATTCTGACGATCCAGCGTTGCCAGCTTTATTTCAAAGTTGGGCTAATGCCAATAACACTACCATTACTGGTTATGACGGAACAGTTTATTCTGCAAAATAAATGATTGTAGATAAAAATCAGATTGATTTAATTGGATACAGTGTAACACCTGTTCCAGTAAGCGAGCTTATTTGGTTAAATAAAGATGTACACTTAAGTTTTTACTTAAAGGTTCACAATGATCCTTTAGAGTACGCAGCAGTCGTCGATATTGATTTCTTTACCAGTAATAAAAAAGAAATTATAGAAAAAGAAACTGCTAAATCCTTTGCCTCAATAGTTTTAAATGGTAAAGATGTTTTATTACATTTTAAAGACTTTCACATTAATAATACTAATGTTCGTAATTTATTTCAGTATGATAACGAATGGCATAGATTTGACATAAAAATTTTTAGGGACAATTTGTGGTGCCCAAATAAAAGATGTAAGTTTGAAGACTGCTTACATGTGGAAGCAAAATCATTGGGAGATTCGTACTTGTCATGGAACCCGAAACATATTAAAAATCATATAAAAGTTTCAATAAGCATAGATGGTTCAAAAGAAATTTATTCAAATTACATGAGCGGGGCCACACACTCCATCATTAGTTTTAGTAATAACAATGTAAATAATACAAAAGATAGCATATTGCTTAATCAAATAACAGAATCATCTTTAGCTAATCGGCCCTCAATATCACTGAAAGAAATAAATGCATTATATGACGAAGATGAAATAGAATTTGTTTTAAAAAATTATGTTACTCCAACACCGACTATTGACATGAACCAGTAGATATTGTATAATTAAATCATGAAAACTTTATTTACATTAATTTTACTACCGCTCATTGGGTATTTTACCTTTACTGCTTATAGAGATATGAGAAATGCTATAGATGCAACTAAAATTCACGATAAGTATAAGCGTGATAAATTTTGGGAGTCACAAAGAGATTTTGAGGAATAGAAATGATTAAGCCGTATGGAAACTTATTATTAATTAAAGAGAATAGGGTTGAAGATAGGACTACATCATCTGGTATAGTTCTAATGGCTTCACTTAATGATTCCGCCTTAAGAGTTGGCAACATTGTTGACCTTGGGGATGGTGAGCATAATTATAAAGGTGAGCTTATACCAATCAAGGGATTAGCAATTGGTAACAACGTTTACTACAACCAAAACAGCGGTATAGACATTGAAGACGAAAGCGGAGAAAAGTATTTACTTTTAAATACAAAAAGTGTCCTGGCAATAAAAGTATAAAGGCAATGATAAATAAGATTATATGCATCATAAAGAAGCACACACTCGTAGAAGCAGGGACGTGCCCATATACTGGATCAACATATCAGTATTGTGAAAGATGCGGGGCAATGATTCCAATACAGGTGGCGGTATGAAAGAACCAAAGATAATGAAAATGGATTGGCGTCCATTAGGATATTGGCCAGTTTATAAAGATGGAAAACTAACATGGGAAAAGGATCCAAAAGATGATTGAATGGTTAGCAAGGCGTATATTTAGCTGGACGAGCCTAAGAGAATATATCGTTGATGAAGTTCATCTCTATGATCATCTGGATACAATTATTAATGATCCAGAAGGAATGAAAATAGCATCTTCTAGCTGGATGGAAGGTGACACGTGGTATGGCTGGAACTATGATAGTAACGCCAAGCGTTACTACTTTGATGATGTTGGAAATAAATCTCTAATAGGTTTATGGGAAGATCAATGGTTAAGTAAGGCAGATAGTAATTAGAATTTCAGGTTCCTATAATGGTCGTAGAGCGGTTTCCGAAACCGATAATGAAGGTCCGATTCCTTCACCTGGAGCTTAATGCCTAAACAATGGTCAGATAAATCTCAATGGATTACACATTGCCCAATATGTTTTTGTGCAACTACACATCAATTATTAGATTTTCATTTACAATATCATGAAAATAAGATCCCAATTAGTGAGCCCGCCGAAAATAGAGAGCTTCCAGTCAACTACGTTGACACAACTAATGGTATAATAGATATCTAACGATAAGGGTATAATATGTGGTGGTCTTGGCTATTAGCAGCTATTGGTGTAACAGGAATATTTTTTGTAGGACGAAAGGTCATATGGGCCTGGCTCCTATTGTTATTTAATGAGTTCTTGTGGATTGTTTATGCAGTTACAACTAAGCAGTATGGGTTTATTTTTGCAGCTGTAGCATACGCAGTTGTCTATATTAGATCCTATATACACTGGTCTAAAGAACCAGTAAACAAAATACATTTATGAAAAACAAAATAAAGTTTCATTCTAAATCTAACAGTAATAACTCTGTTTCAATGCATAGCCCACAACCATCAAAAAACTTTATACCAGATTGGTACTTATCTAAAGATAAATACATTACTGATGGTAAAAATAACAAGGCCATAGAGTTTTATAAGACTAAAGATGGTTCAACGAAATTAATTAGACAACGCACATATAAAACTTGTCCAGCATTATTAGATTCGCTATCTTCTGGATACATACTGTCAACCCCATGTGATATAGAGATAAAACAAACAGATGGTTTAATTTCAGTAGTCCTTGATGATGCATTCACTACTGGCGTTAATGGAAAGAAGGGTGAGTTTTGTTTTGTAAGAGGGGCAAACGAGGGTTTCCCAACACCCAAAGGATACAGCCTAGTTCACCTTGTCTGGAATGTTAACTGGTTTCCAGAGCTTCCAGATGGTTACATAGCACTGTTTGCACACCCAATAAATAGGTTTGATCTACCTTTTATAACAATATCTGGCATAATTGACTGCAGCGGGTATATAAATGGAGGTCAGATACCCTTCTTTATTAAAGACGACTTTGAGGGTATAATAGAGGCTGGCACACCATTTATCCAGATTATTCCATTTAAGAACGAAGCTTGGCAGCATGAGAACATATTTTATGATGAAGAAGAAACAGCAATTCATAGGCAAGAGATGGATACAAAATACAGAGTTGTAGACCTTGATCACGATACTAATTACAAACAGAAATTTTGGAGTAAGAAAATATTCAAGTAAGGGGCAATTTAATGGCATACAGCAGATTCTCTAATTCAGATATATATATTTATTCCCATGTAGGTGGATGGATTGAATGTGCAGCATGCTGGCTAAATGAAGGATCAGATGAATATTCTTTATTCTCAATGTCAGAAGAGATCCACGATGATGGTCACTTAATAGCACACGTTAGAGAACATATTAAAGCTGGCCACGATGTACCTCAAGGATTGCTTATGGAGATACTTGCAGATGATGAGAGATATGGTAAAATATAAATATGGATAACATTGAATTAACAGATGAAGAGATCTCAAAGGGGTATGAGTCAGAGAACCCAGATGAAGATAAGTGGGATAATATTGAGAAAGCTTGCTGGAGCGGATATAAGCAGGTTGGTATGAAAGATAAGGGCGGAAGAAAAGTCCCTAACTGCGTACCAGTAAAGAAGTCTTTATTCGGCACAGAAGGCCCACAGAAGCTAATACCAAGGAACAAGTAATATGGGTATACTAGATAACCTAGAATCATATCTAGAAAAGGCGGAACAGGCCGAAAAATGCCATTACTGTAATAACATAGCTAAGTACAATGACCTTGCTGAAATAGATCAAACATATGATGTAGTAGGCGTATGTGAATGCCATTCATTTAAAGGACTATCTTCTTAACTATTGACAATTCCTAGTCAACTAGGATATAATGTAAATATGATTAAATATCGCTTAGTAGCATCAATTGCTACATCAATTGTTATGTTCATTTCTCCTGCATATGCAGTTGAGAATGGCACACTATTAACTCAAGATGAGAATGCCGTATATCTATTAGATGGCTCAGTAAACGCTTTCTTGTATCAACCACAAATTGTATTCACATCCTCACATGGAATGGATCAGTGGGCTAAAGGTGAGCTATTTGTTAACAACAGCTCAGGCCAAAAGTCTAAGGTCGATAAGATACTTATGGCTCCAGGATTTAAAGATAGAATAATTACTAAAGAGGCTATTGCCGCTGGCAAAGCAGTTTTAAGTCGCTCCAATGACTTTGCAATTCTAATTCTTCAAGAGCCACTTCCAATGACTCAAAAGGTAGATCTAATTAAGAGTAATGATCTTTTAGATATAATCCGTAATCAAGAGCCAGTGTATTCAATTGGATATAGCTCATACGACAACACTCGTAAAAAAGATCAGCGTCCAAGGCAACTCGAAGCAAAAATGATTGATAAAGAATTAGCAAGGCAAATATACGAAGCTTATTACTCAGTTGGACATCCTAATTGGGGGCCAAAGGGATCTACCTTTGAGTTGATAGATATTCAATTAGTACACTCTGCAGCAACGGGTTCAGGATGTAACGGAGACTCAGGCAGCGGTTACTTCCTCAAAAGGGGTAACACTAAGGTTTACCTTGGTCCAGCAGGGGCACATGCTGTTGGTATACCAAACTGTGGGGAACCTGGATTCTGGGGAGACAAAGGTAATGCCTTTGCAGTTGAGCCTGTGTATAAGCACTTAGACCTAATAAAGCAGGCTGAGCTAATTGTTGATCAGATGAATGTAAAGCCAGTAGAGCCCACTGTAAAGCCCACACCACAGCCTACTGCAACACCAAAGGCGGGAAGAAAGAAAGCCTTCAGATATATACATAAAACATCTCATAGGTGTCTATAATACCCATATAGATGGCGAAAAAAGTGAAGTCGAAAAGTAGAGACCCCTTGTCAGTACCTGACATAAATGTTATAATAAATACATGCTGCAGAACTTAGAGATACCTGATCCATTTGCTACATTTGTGGCACACAAGTACGCTAATTTTAAGGGTATGAAATATGACTTCTTTAGCGGTGAATGGGATATGAAATGTGGATGCTGCTCAGAGCCATTAAACGCTCCAACTAAGAAAATATTAAATAAGATCAGGCTATATCACACTCGTAATGAATGTCTTGGGGGGTACTGATGAGCGATATTGATACTGACAGATCAATGCGTCTTAAATTAGCTATAGAAGAGATGCTTAAAGATATTGATATGAGCGGTGAAGAGTGGAATGATCGTGATAAAAACGGGATCCCATATTGGGAAAAAGGCGGGGAGGCCTAATAATGATAACAATACTAGCTATACTAATCACATGGTATGCAACTAAACTATACTATACAAGATCATTTACCTTTGATATAGAACAATCTAATCTAATTAAGGCCACATGCCATAAATGTGCTCGAACAGGATATGTTCACCCAGAACATCTTCGTGCTCCATATTACTGCATCTCCTGTAAATAATGGATAAATTCGAATCATCTTGGAGCAAATTTGCCAAGGAATATGAGCCATATAAGGTAGCATGTACTCAATGTAAGCAACTATATATCAAGCAAGATGATGACCCATTTATATGCCTTACATGCTCAGCAAGAAAGCTGTAGAAATTTAAGCAATTGGGTCCTTACCCATTATATCCCCCCTCCCTTTATCTCCCTTGTATCAGCCTCCTAGAGGCTTATTTAGTGGAGTATTGTGGAGTAAAGTGGAGAATCATACTATCAATTTAGATCCAAATACTATCATTATATCTATCTAAACATACCTATGTAATGGAACCCTATCAATTAATGTTCGTAATGTCAATAGGGCCCATATAAAGCATATTGGCCAATATTTGTCAATAGCTTTCATATAAAATTCCAGGAAATTTTTTTATTTGGTCGTAAAGAGCAATTTTGGCCCATATTTATGGCAAAAAATTCTGTCAGATTCTGCATTATTTGTCTCATATAATGAGATATTCTATGCACATTTTGACAGATTATATTAGATTTATTATACATTTTCCAGGGTTTTTTATATGTGATCGTAAAGAAGAAATTTGGCCCATAAGATGGGCATATAAAAATGGGACATATAGCTAATTAAAGCCATATGCCCCATAGGGGAAGTTATATTAGAATGAATCTAAGTCCATTATGTATTTGCTATCTCTTACTCTTGTTTCTTTCAAGGAGTCTATTGTTAGGTTTCTATCCACCGCTCCATATTTTGCTTCCAGCATATCATTGAGCGCATCTGCTAAAAGCAATCCTTCGGATGTATATCCTTTATCCCATTCTGACTTTAATCTAAGGGAATTGTATTGGATAATGTATCTAACTAGTTCCATTAGCCTGTCTTGGGTGTACAAGGTATGTTCAGTTGTTAATACATTTGCCATTACGGCAGGGGAGAAGTTAGCATTGTTTAGATAGTCTGTTAGTTTTTCTGCTGCTTTGAATTCGTTCGCTTTAGCCATTGAGTTCCACCTCTTTCGTTTTGATTATACCATTGGGCACTGACATTTGTAAATGAAGGGGGACCTGCCTCCGAAGAGGAAGGTCCCCACAGTTAGCTATTACTTGACGTTCTTCTTGTCTGTGAAGACTACGCCTTCTTGTGCTGCCTTGCTGATAGCTCCTAGAGCTGCAGCTGAGAAGCGGCCACGCTTGCCCACAGAAATTCCCTGGGCCTTGAGGTACTCACGAGTTGTTGTTGGTGTTGATGTCATTTGGTTTGATCCTTTCTAGATCGAGTTGTTATATATATTATATCCGAATTTCGGGGATTTGTAAATAGGGGCCGTAAAGCAATATTTTTGCCCGTGCCCTTAGATTATGACCGTTATGTCTGAATTGTCCATAACGGCCCAACCTATCTTTATTTAGTTATACTTCTATTTCTTCGATGTTATATGGTTCAATCGTGTCATCAGTTGAAACTTCTGTCCAGCCCTCTACAGGAATACGAAGGGCTGATTCCCAAGCAAGGTCGTGAGACTCTGCATTAATGACTACAGAAAACTTCTGCGTTCGGTCCCCGTAGATTTTATAGTCTTGTCTCATAGTTCCACCTGTTCTATCTTATCTTTAATTAACTTAGCAATGATGTTGTGTGCCTCGATGTTTTCTGTTTCGGACCCACCCCACAAAAGTTTTTGGGCTGTAATAAGTTGATCGTTTAAGTACTTATCACTCATCTTCATCTTCGTCCTCCTCTTCTTCTTCATCAGGGTCTACGATGTAATCCCTGCTCATCATCCAATCTAAAACTTCTTCTTGATGTTGCTCGGCGCCCCACTCTAGAGAGAAGCCCATACCAGCCTCTACAGCCTCACACAGGTGGTCCCACATCTCGTCTTGGGTTGCCTTGGCAACATAGGTGTCATCGTCTAGGATGTTATTAATAGTTGACCATGTCCATAGCCAAACAAGCGATAGGCCAAGGTCGGTGGTGTCTAGAATTTCTAAACATTCATTTAGTTTATCTTTATCTTCAGGCTTCACCACGTGCTCCAATCGCAAATGATAGTTGGTATGTTAGTTCATATAGTGCTACTAGGGCGTCAAGGTACCCTTCGCATTCAGTACGGACCATAGAGTCCATTGCTTCTTCTGATTCTTCTTCCCGTTCGATTGCGTCTGCTAGTTCCTGCTCGGCAATTAGCATTAGATTTTTTAGTTCACCGTGCATTATATCTAATCCACTAACACCTGCATTAACCAAACGTTGCAAATGGGGCGGGAGCCCAAGGTCTTCCATAGTCATATCCATTAATATACCCTTTCGTTATTATTCATTATATCAGTTGCCACTGACAATAAATGTTCGGTTGCTTCAATTGCTCCTTGGAAGTAATCATCTGAAGGGTCATATTCATCATCCTTCAAAGGCTCCCCATTTTTAGTAGCCTCCCAATCTTGATTAAGACTAATTAGATGTAACTTCATATACTCTAGGAAATAAGATGATTTAGTCATTACTTAATTCCCTTCGTTTCAGCATAATGCTTAAGAGCCTTATTAATTAGTTCTCTGTTCTCTGCTTCTTCTTGTTCAACTTTTTGCTCATGTTCTCTAATTTTTTCTTCCATCTCAAGTTCGCTTTTAGCATTTTCCCATGCGCTAACTAGCATAAGCATACCAAATATAACAGCAAAAACCATCCATATTTCCATTAGTCGAAATACCCTTCTGCCCATAGTCCTTGTAAGAAATCATGGGCGGTTACTAGATAGTTATGAATAGCAGGATTCTCATCAGGATTAATCAACAAGTCAGCTTGATATACTCCATATGTCATATCTGCTAAATCTTTTTGTGTATAACCTAGCATTATTTCTCCTCATCATATTCTAAATAGTATTGGTCGCCTGGATTTAAATCATAGAATAGATTAAATCTACCCTTTAAGTAATTGTTATCTGACATTTCTGCAAATCTAAAATCTGCAAACATTTGCCCTTCATCTAAATTAGAGTTGACCCAATCTTCGACAAGCATTTCTCCTATCTCAGAATATGTTGCGTCTATTACCATTTGATTTTCATTCTCTAGAAAACTCATTCGGTTCCCACCTTTCTATATTCGGGTACTTTAGTTTCTAAGTATATAGCATGGGTCTGACAAATTGCGACAGCATCTAGGTCAGCCTCTCCTAGCCAATTGCAATTGCCACAAATCTGACCGCAGTCATTGTCGCAATACTCCATTTGATTAGTTGCATCACAATCACGACACATGTTGTCGTATTCTGATTCTGAGATAACTTCTCCACGGAGGAATTCCATTTCTCCACCCCAGCCTGTTTCTTCTTCATATGATAAAGTAAATAGTAATGTTGGGTATTGTGCAGATAGTTTAGATATAGCCCCAAGAGGTCGTGACCATGCAGTATTAAAGTTGTAATGGACTACATGATTTTCAGCGTTCTCATAATCTTCCATAGTTGTATCAGGATACTTATCATCCTCGGCTACAGCCACATCCCACTTAGTACCCCATTCACGGTTATTAAAGTTGTACCAGTCATTGGTCTCAAACTTCATCCAGTCGGCAAATGAAGAGTCGGCGGAACTAGGAGGTTGTCCATGATACTCAGTATCAGATACACCATGGTCTACATATGAATAGATATTATGAAAAGCAAAGATAGGATTAACATACTTACGTTGCTTGATATTAAATGATAAATCACCATTAGATTGAACTGAATAAACAAATGGCTTATTCATTTGCTTAATTAAAGATTTAACTTGGTCAGGATTTCCCTCAATAGTTAAACCGTTATATACCCAATTTGGCATTTTATATCCTTTCGTTGATATGTGATAATTATACATTGGACCACTGACAAATGGAATAGGATTGGCATGTGATACATGCCACATGATTCAACTTTGTGGTCAAGATCACACAAATTCCAGAGAATATAGTTGACAGTCGTAAAGACAATATGCTACCCTCAAGTCTTTGCGGGCAATAGAAAACCCCCAGCTATGCTGGGGGTTATGAATATGGCTGCTGATTTCCAACGAAAGAAATAAACCGCTTTACTTAGCGCCTGGCCCTAAAGACTAATAGACGCACCATTTCATTTCTATATTAAAACCAGGACCAAGGTCCTAGGTCTAATTATACCATAACTAGTCGACTGTATTTATCTACAAATGACGCCAAGGATGATGTGAACACTACCGTGCTCAGGTCCTCTTCGTACAATGTAAACGTTTCGTTGGTCCAGTCAATTACGGGCACCTTATGTTCGTTGTCCCCTAGTTGGTTAACATAAATTCCCCAGCCTGTTGTCTGAGTCCAGTCTTCTCCAATTAGATTAGATATAGCAATACGTGTTGCATATGACTCGTCTTGCCAACGAGTTTCTGCAGCCTGCACAGCATTTGCTAATTTGGCTAGCATATTATGTCCAGCCCAGTGTCCATATAGAAATACTACATTTTCCTTGGAATCTCTGAATCCAAAGTTTGCTCTGTCTCCCATTTTATTCTGCTTTCGTTAGTAGTTGATTTTCCTCGTAGTTGAGTAATTGTACCATTTCATGGGCCCAGTCCACAAGAGACTCGCCCTGTTTATTTTTATGGTGGCCGCAGAAGTAAAGAGAAAATGAATCTTTCTTTGCTTCCCACATAGCCTGAGCTGCACACTGGTCACACTTAAGCCATTCAGCCATCACAGTTTGCCACCTTCGATCATCTCAGATAGACGGTCAAGAATCCAAGAATCGATATCATTAATATCAATCTCTGATAACTTTTCCATGATTTCATCACGAGCAAACTTGTAACCATCTGCCCAACCATCTTTATACTCTGACATAATCTCTCCTTAATAACCTGTGGTTTCGTGGTCTGATACATAAGATTCAGTTAAGTTGTACTTATCTCTAAGCCTACTTACTTTCTCAATACTACCAGTTCCGATGTTGAATGTCAACGCAGACATTGCTTGTGGGTCAAGTCCCGTTATCTCTGCATCCCAATACGCTCTCTGCATAGAGAGCATATCAGGAGCGGTAAGTTCAAAGTACATTAGTTCTCCCTTACATTACATACCTCAGTGTCAACAATTTCAATGTTGCCATTTTGTGAATCAACATAAAGATTGTCGTAGATTTCTTGTTCTACATCTGTATCTGAATCAGCAAGTAAATCTAACTGAATAGTTCCGCTAACTTCAATTGTTGCAGACCACTCAACTTCTCTAGTTAACTCAATCTCAAGGGCTTCGGCAATTAAACGAAGTGTTTCTTGGTCATCTGAATCGCTATAGGCTTCAACAATAATATCTTTAACTGAAGCAATCTTATTTGTTAAGACTGAAGCAATTTTAGAGTTAGTCCGTGAGTTATGTAGTTCCCATTCAATGTTGCGAACCTTGTCGGTTGCATATTCAGGGTCAGAGTAATTGCTTACAATCTTATAGGTAACCAATAGGTCAGGGTTATATTCTACTGCAGGTGATACTGTTGTTTCCATTTGCTCCTCTTTCGTTGTTGTTGGTGTAATTGTAGCATGCTCCACTGACAATAAGGTAGTCTTACGTCCGCAAGGGCATGTGAGTTCTGTCACACCTGATGGGAATCCAAACCCGTCAGATGATGTTAGTTCTATTAATGAATCGCATTCATCTGGGTCACAGACAAAGGTGTACTTACTTGATACTAGTTCGTTGGTCATAAAGAGAATTGTACCAGGTCCCACTGACATTATCAAGGATTTCCAGGGAATTTAAATGTGAGTCGTAACACACTTTTTGCCCCCTTAGCATTGAGGGCGCTTGGCGATCCATAACGGACTTGAACCGTCGACCTCTACCGTGACAGGGTAGCGCTCTAACCAACTGAGCTAATGGACCTGGAAAAAATTGTGAGCAGTTTTTATTCATGCTCAGGAATTTATTTATTTAGAACGCAGAAACTAATTTTTTAATTTTATTTTTTTCTGCGGTTAGAATTGGGTCAAAGCCTGATGCACCCGCCATAAGTGTTTCAGAATTGCCACGACCTGAACGATAGTAATCAAGGCGTTCAGTAAGTGCGTTGAATGCGCCCCACTTTGTTCCCTTGATATTAGCATTGGTTGGTGAGTTATGGTACAACTCATCAAGGAGCACGACTTTGTTTTCCCACTTAGTCAATGCAACTTTAGCAGCATCCTTATCTGGCTTAGGATAAATTGTCTGAATCAACTTTGAGAATTCAGCATCAGTGATTGATTGAGAATAAAGAGCCTGAGCCTCTTTCTCAAATTCATCAAAGTAACCAAGAGCAAGCCCAAGAGTTTCACGAGCAACTTGGATGCGACCTTCAACAGATTGCGTGTGGCGAATCTTGAAAGATTGCTTAGCATTCTTCATTGCAAGGTTAAGAGTGTTTTGGCATACAACAC